ATCATCACCGAACTTCATAGGAGGATTGAGAAACTTGAAAGGAAGTTAGAAAAGCAGGAAGAGTATGCTATGGAGCAAAATGAACAATGATATGCCGTGGGTTAATCTCACACAAGAGGAAGTAGAAGAACTCCGCAACAAAAAACACGAACTCACTGAATACGGCAAACAGAGGTTGAAAGAACTTATGGGAAACCAAGTCAATAGTGAAGCAGAAAAGAAAGCACTTGCTGCTCTTGATGAACTTTATGAAAAGCACGGTGATGCTATGCTGAAACTTGCAGAGATTGAGAAAGATGAGTGGGAACGTAGAGAACGTGCTGATACTGTATTAGCACGATATAATGCTTTCTATAATGATGAATGTTCTGGGATGCCTCACGGCACACCAATCACACCAGAACATATGCAGGCAATGACACTTGAATGTATGATTGATGCTCTCCGTTGTGAGAATATGAATGTGGAGTATGATGTGATTGCTGTTGATGACATCAAGGATTTGATTGAAGGATTGTATCGCCAGAGTAATGAGTTTTTGAAACGAGTGCAAGAGTTAAAAGATAGTGCTGATGGACTAGCATAATGAATAAGATAGCACAAAAGTGTGTAGATGCTGCGCGGAATGTTGCTGAAGGTTCTCCTACACTTGGAAAACTTATCCGTGAAGGTAGAGACCCTATGGTTGCTAAGACTTATTATGAGTTTGCTGCTGTGATTCGTGAGGCAGTTAATGAACTTCAATACTATCATTTTGGTGATGGTGAAGATATGGTAGTTTCGGCACGAGAACTTTATGAACTTGCGGATGCCTTGGAGACACTTGATAAACCGTCCACTGTACACCGCAGAAAGGACTTGGATGCCCTATAATACACCCATAAACACCCAATTACAATGACTTTTCAACCTTACAAAATTGTTCCTGGAACTGAAATTATTCACAGTACCACTGATGTTTATGAACTTTTTGATGAAGCAGAAGGTATGACTCATACCGTAAAACTTCAAGCAGATAATGGTGGAGTTTATCTAGAATCCACAGGAAAACAGCACGATAGTGAGCACAGAGGCATCACTGAATATATGTCTATCGCAAACAAAGACCTTGCGATTGTTGTTGCTCGTCGTATTCTTGAACTTTATGGAGTAAACTGAAATGAACATCAAATTCAAAGGACATCAAGCAACTGAAAGGGAAGTAGAACTCACACAACAAGAATTATTTCAGTTATTTGAGATTATGCGAAGAGAGTTCAAAGAACACATCACTTATGCAAGGTTCCGTGATTGTTATTCACCAACTGCAACAGAAAAATCTATCATGGACTATTGTAAACAACATGGTGTTGATGTGGAATACGACAAAGACCGTATCGCATTCTTTTCTGCTATTCTTGATAACCTTAAGAACCCATATCAATGACTAAAAAACTCTGCTGTAATTGCAAGTGGTACAGGAAATCTTGGATAGAACATATCTTTTTTAGAACTAGCAGATATGATATGTGTGCTTCTCCAAATACCACTGATGACCTTGTAACTGGTCATAAGCAACGATTTTGTGATATGTTGAGGTCAAATAGATGGAAAGAACTTGATTATTCTTGTGGTCCTGACGGTAGATTTTTTGAGGAAAAGAAATGAGTAGATTTATTAAAAATCCAGATGAGATTGTTCTGGAGGATGTGAAGATGGTACATTATGAGACAATGGAAGAAGGTCGTGCTGTGTGGTTGGGAATCTATCTTAACAACGGTCAAATATTTCACTTAAACATTGGTGGTGATAACCTTTATGTTAATTATAGTGATGAAAGTGTAGAATAAATACTTTTACGAATAAGACAGATATAAAGTGGCATTATTTCACAGTCCCTCCATAGTTACATCAGGATTAGTCCTTTGCTTAGATGCAGGAAATACAAAGTCTTATCCTGGTTCTGGAACCACTTGGACTGATTTGAGTGGTAATGGGAAAAATGGAACTCTTGTGAATGGAGTTGGGTATTCTGGCAATAATTTAGGTTCTTTGAGTTTTGATGGGGTGAATGATGTTATAAGTCTTGGAACTGGTAATACATTTTTCCCATTACCTAATTTTACTATAGAACTATGGTTTAGTTCTGATGGAACAACTCCTACGACTGGAACACTACCAGGATTATTGGGACTTACTTATGGGATTAGATTATTTGTTTATAGTAATAGTTTAAGTTATTCTTTGGATAATGGCAGTTCTGTTACATCTATTACTTCACCTTCGTCATACAATTTTTATAATTCTTCATGGCATTATGTTGCAATTCAAGCAAATTCAACGACAAGATATCTTTATATAAATGGAGATTTAATCAACACATTATTAGATAGTTGGAGTGGAACTACACAATGGCCCACTAATGATGCATACATAGGCAGAGATAATAATGACTCTATGTATTTTTTTAGGGGAAAAATTGCATCTATTAAATTTTATAATCGTGTACTCACATCACAAGAAATCCGACAAAACTACAATGCACTCAAAGGACGCTTTGGTCTAACCTAAATACAAAAACGAAGAGGTATTGAGAGAGAATGGGAATTGCTTATAATCCAGGTATAGTATCAAGTGGATTAGTATTTGCTATAGATGTTGCAAACCGTAAGTGTATTTCACCACTAGGTTGTACTGGATTTAATAATGCACCCCAACTTGTTAAGAATTTAACATCTCAATCAGATGTAATTAATTCTTATAATGGCGTAAAGTTGGGAAATCTTTCATATTACACAATTTTTGCAATTGATTATCCAGAGGGTTCTTTTGGTGGTTCTGCTGCCAATAGAGATGGTATTACTCCTGGTTATAATGTAACTTCGGGTACTAAAATCTTTGATTTTAGTAGGGCATTAAATTATGCAGTTTATAATAACCCAACACAATCTTGGGTAAAAACTACAGTATATGATTCATATTTGGGCACTGCTGCAGTTGATACTTTTGTTTCTGAATATGCAACTGCTGTAGCAACTTATCCAGATGCCGTTCATATTGTTTCAGGTTCTCATAGAGACTCATATCATACATCAGCACAATATGCAATTCTTAGAGATTTAGGTGCTCCAAGTAATGTGGATTCAATTATTGGATTCTCTTCTCCAGAATGGATTTTAGTCGGTAAACCTGGGTTAGGTGCAGGAAATGCATATGGGTGGGTATTCCAAAATTATTCAACAAACCCAGACCAAGTTGCCCACTTGAACTTTGGTCTACCGATTTACGGTGATACTGGTAACTATTTGGAGTTTGATGGAACTAATATGTATGTTGAGTGTGGATCATTCTTTACTTATCAAACATTTACCATTTCTTTATGGGTAAATTGTGGGTCAACACAAACAACATACGCTGATATATTTGATAATAATCATACAGGAACACAGAATTTTGTATTCCAACAAAATGAAAATAATTTAAATCAATATGTCTTTGGAGTAATTGATGGTTCTGGTACTATTAGTGCATCTGGAACAATTGTATTAAATGCTAATACTTGGTATCATGTTGCATTTACATTTTCCCCATCTTCAAGAGTCATTGCATATGTTAATGGGCAGTTTCATAGTCAAGGAAACCTGGCAAATGGAAGAACTATTAACTATGTAAATCAAAGTTTAGCATTGGGAAGATGGCAATGGGGAGGTAGTAGGAATTGGAATGGAAAAATATCAAAATTTGATATTTATAATCGTATACTTTCTGCAGCAGAAATCCAACAAAACTTCCAAGCACTCCGTGGTCGTTTTGGTATCTAAATACTTCAAAAACTATGTACGAATCAAGAAACTTCGCAATATTCTCAACAACTGAAATTGATAAAATTGATTTCTCATCAGTATGTGAGAGTAATGAAAATACCCTACGACGCAGTGTAGATGGCACGAAGACTTTTGTGAAATGGGATTCTCCAGAAAGTTTAGAACCTTATGAAATCACAAATACAGAAACCAATGAGATTGAAACTATAACACCAAGTCCTCAACCAAGTTTTATTGAAGAACTCACAACACTTGAAGAGATTTATTCTTATGAAGAGATTTTAGAAATCCTGAATGGTCCAGAGTGGTCAGCACCTATGCCTATGGGAGAAGAGTGAAGTGGGAGTTTATAGTGGTCCAGATGTAAGTGAATCTGGTCTTGTATTATCATTTGATGCTGGAAATAGAAAATGTTTTGCAAATTCTGTAATCAATTCACTTTCTTGGAATTTAGGTTCGGGTGGAGCAACTTATTATTCTCAAAATGGAAATACAAATGAGAATGAAAGAGTTTTAGGAACAGACCCATTTGGCAAATCTTCAATTGTTTGGGAAACAAGACCATCTGGAGATGGTAATGCTGATGGTGGTTGGAATAGTGACTATTTCGGTATTGATAATACAAAACTTTATAGATTTTCTGTTTGGGTAAAAAGAACTTCCACAACAAGCGGTGGAACTTTTTATCTTGGATTGTATGGAAATGCAAGTGGTATTAGAAGAACAGATAATAATGCTGTAGAAGGAAATCCATATTGGGATTGTAGAGGAACTGGTGGATTTGAAAAAGATGTTTGGTATTTGGTAGTAGGTCATTGTTATCCTTATAATACTTCATATACTGGACAGCATCCTGAAAGTGGAATATATACGGTTTCTGGTGGAACTACAAAAGTAGCATCAATCAATGCGTGTAATATTGGAGCAGATGTTAAATGGGCAGGAAGTGATGTAACATCAGCAGTTCATAGATGCTATCATTATTATTGTGGTGATAGCACGACAAGATTACAACTTTTTGACCCAAGAATTGATGCGATTGATGGAACAGAACCTTCTATAGCAACACTATTATCTGGATTCACTGCGAGTAGGTTGGCAAATTATAATAATGATAGTATCATCGGAACATTTGCAAATACTCCTACTTATAGTAGTGCTAATGGTGGTACTTTGGTGTTTGATGGAACCAATGATAGGATATCTACAAACTTTAAACCTTCTGGATATAGAAGTTATTTTGTGTGGATTAAATATAATACAGTAAATTCTTTGCCTAATGGATATAGTTTAACAGGAACACAAGAAGGAAATGCTTATAATTATTTGGGAATAAGTAATGGAGGTTATTTCTACTATTATATGGGAACTAATGGAGAACAAGTAAATGGAACCATCTTAAGTCCAAATGTTTGGTATTGTCAAGGTTTAACATTATCATCAGATGGATATGTGAGGGCATATTTAAATGGTAATTTGGTTAGCACACTTGCATCGGGAGTAGGTAATACTGCAACAAATGAATTTTCTATAGGATGTGTAAATCAAAATCACTGGGTCAATGGACAAATTGCTGGTGTATTTCAATACAACAGAGCACTCACAGCAGCAGAAATACAACAAAACTTCAACGCAAATCGTGGAAGGTTCGGCATCTAACCACTTCTCAAACTGGCACAAGACCCCACCAGAACCCCTAAAAACCTGCTATAATACTCTTATGAATTCAACCATCTTATGAATCTTCTTCAACGATACAAGAACTGGACTCGTAAGCAGTATAACAAATACTATTATGAGTATGACTTTCAACCTAACTTTAAGTGGAATCCTTTTGATACAAATAATGACTGGGTTTATGACCTTGAGAAGTGGAGAAACTTTATTTGGGGATTGCAGAGTATAGGATATGCCTGGGAAGCATACACTTATTGGATGAGAGATATGAAGTATTCTTATAAACTTCCATATGCAATGTGGGCAGAACTAAATGATGGTTATATGCAAATGTATGTTTATTCCTGGACAAAGAAATGAGAAATCTTTTATGGTCTTTATGGTATAAGTATAAGGACTGGCAATACGAAAGAAAATGCCTCAAACATCTTGGTATGAAACCACAAAAGATGTATGTTTCTAAAGAAGCATATGATGAATTAGTAAGAAGAATTAACGAACCACCAGACCCAAAAGTAGTGGAAAGATTAAAGGAGATTATGTATAAAAAAGCACCTTGGGATGATGAATGAAAAATCTAAAATCTTCTATGACATCTGGAAGTGTGCATACCAAAGAAGAGCACTATATAAAGGAACACCAAGAGAACACAGAGAGCACGAAACTATACGTATGTGTCTTGAAATGAAGGATGTTGAGTTCTACAAGTTTGACACAGAAAAACCACGATACTTATGAGGAAAAAGTAAAATGGGAATGATGGATTATGTTCGTTCTTCTTATAATCTAGGAGAACATTTTACAGAAACCCAATGTCACACAAAAGACATTGAGGATGGTATTGGTGGAACAATGACCCAATATTGGATTTCTCCTGATGGGTATTTGTATCTTATTGATTATGCCCATACTGCTGACTTTGTAGAACTCAAAGAAGGTGATGATGGATATAATGATAATATGGCATTACTTAACTTTAGATGGATTCCGAATGGAACTCGTGGAAAAGTTAGGGTTCATTGTATTACAAAATATATTGAGATTTATCCGGAACATTGGAAAGGAAAATGGGAAGATTGGCCACGGTGTAGAATACACTTTAAGTATGGCAAGTTAATGGATTATGAGGATGTTACTGGACGATGACAAATCCTGAACAATTTCCATATGAAACTTTCCCAATCAAACTTCAAGTTAAAGAAGGGAAAAATACTACAGTTTGTTTTTTTCAATGTGATGAACACTTGCAAAAACACCTAGAACGATATAAACTAGATAAGAAGGACATTAAGATTGATTATCGTGATGGAGAACCCGTTGTACGCAGTAAAAAACACAAGAGAGACGTGGAGCAAAAACCTAAACCAAAAAGTGACGGAAGTTCTGGTACAGTTTCAAAACGAACCAGAAAGTTGGATTCCACTTCACACCCTACTCGCAATTCAAACCAAAAGAAGTGAATCTTGACATTATGGAAAAGAAATGGTATGATGACAATGCCTTTTATGTTGAACAAAAACGTTGGGGTACTTGGCAATCTCATTATCCTGACGGTAAAGGTATTATCACCTCACTATCTGAAGAAGAGTGTATAAAGGCAACACGTTGGTACTTGAAGGCAAAACAAGAAGGTGAGTTTGACAAGGCAGAGCAAAAGACTTATACTGGAGAAGTTGGAGGAAAACTATGACACTACGCACTTTTATTGATAAGAATGGAAATTCCTGGGAATGGGAAGAAACAGAAGAACTGCGAAAAGCAGTAGAAAAATTGCATAAACAAAATAAATCTGAAATTGAATTCAAACCAACAAAAGTATGAACTATCACGTTCTTGATGAATCTACTCCTTGGCACGATTGGATTTGTTATTGTGAGATTCATCATCAACTTAATCTTCCTGGAGAACCTTCTCTAGGAAGATTTTTAGCATATCGTAGGTACTTAAAATCTGTTGGATTGATATAATGATTCGTAAGTTTATCAAGTGGTTTATTACACCTTCACAAAAACATATTGATGAAGATGGCGGATTATATGCTAAAGTTATAGAAATGGAAAAACGTATTTCTAAACTTGAAGAAGAAAACATTGAGACATCAAACTGTCTTTATGAACTATCAAATCAAATTGAGGCAGTTGATACTAGAATAGACATTATTACCATTGAAAATTTTACAAAATGACAACTCCAAAAAGACAAACTAAAGAAGAGTTTTTGTGTCCAACTCCCCCAATCAATCCAGATGCTGATGTAAGTTTTTTGGATATTGCATCAGTTAATAATCTCAATAACTTTTCTCACCACGTTTCTTACTTGACGAATATGGCAATCGGAGGTAAGATGACTGCTGAAGATGCTTATAAAGAAATTAAAAAACTTTATAAAGCAATGAAACAATCTCACAAATCACTTAAAGGTTCTTGGTTTTAATTATGGACTACAAAAAGTATTCTCTTGAAAATCTAGAGAACTGGATGCACGATGCACTCTCCTGCAGTGAAGCAACACCGCAGGAGATTTATGATGTAATTAAACGTGTGGTGAATGAGAACTATCACATTTATAAAAATCATACGGAAAGATGTTATGAACTTCTGGCACTTCTGAATGGTAATGGAAAGGGGCATATTCCAGCATACGATGAGTATGTTGAGAAAAAGGAAAATCTTGTATGCGATAAAGATGATAAGTCTCCCAAGTGTCAAAAAGCGTGGAACGATTTCTGGGAAGAAAATTATTATCCTGAAGAACATTCCAAACACACTAAAAAAGTAGAGGATGTTATGCCTCCTTGGGGACATAGTGATATGGAAGCACTTCGCTATTCTGAAGAAGAACTGAATGCGATGTGTGATAAAGCAGCATCAGAGAAAGACAAAGTAACTAAATGGATTCTTCCTGTTCAACAGATAATTGAAGAGGGTGTTGATGATTATTTCATTCAACTTCCTGACGATTTGTTGGAACAAGTAAATTGGAAAAACGGAGACCAGTTATACTGGATTGACCGGGGTGATGGTAGTTTTGAAATTAAAAAAGTAATTAAACCTGTTGGAATGGAGGAATGTTGAAATGGCATTGAGTGAATCAGTTGAATCTAGTTTGAAAGAAGCAGAAGCAAGTCTGCGCAATGCTCTTGCGTATTCTGCAAGACAGGAAAAACCTTTTGTAAGTCGTGAGATCTCCGAGATGATTTGTCGGATTGATAGTTTGATTAAGACTGACCAACTTTTGGATAAGTTGGAAAGTAGGATGAAAGGTTTTGGTGATGACAAAGGATCCTTCGGAACGTTCTTTAGTTAAGTTTTGTAACTATACTCTAAAGACAATATTAAGGAATCTCCCAACTACCTTAAATAATGTTAGGATTTGAACATAAACACGGGAGCAAAATAGTATGACCCTTCCATCTAAAAATCAAACTCTTACTGAAGATGAGTTTAATGAAATGACTGCGCTTAAAAATGCAATCAATCAACTTCCACAATCAGTATCCCCAGAAAAAATGGAAGCATTTACTGAATATCTTGTCCGCAGTCTGAGAGAAAGGGGAGGGTGATAAATAACAGAAGGTATTTTTGTAGATAAATGCTTTCTGAAGGTAGAAAAAGAGACGCAGCAGCAAATGCAGTTTTGGCACTTTCATTTGCTGCTAATGCTACACAATCTCCGGAGTCATTAGTAACTTCGGGTAAAACTGCAGCACCAAGTCTCCCTTTAATGGGAGAACTGATGAGAAAGAGAAAGGAAGCAAATAGAAATTTAGATAGTGCAAGAGTATCAGAACCAGCACGTAATCGTAAAAAGAAAAATTTTTCCGAATCCAAACGTCTAAAAAAATGGTGGAACAAAGGAAGAAATGAAAGAGTTCCTAATGAGAACAAAGCATCCTGGAAAGAATTGATGGATGATGATAGAAAGCAACTTACTAGGACTGACACATCTTTTAAGAAGGGTGAAACTGGTGTAAAGGGATGGAGACCACATAAAGCATTTAGTCCCAGAATGATAAAAACTGGACCAACTCCAGCAGTTCGTCAAGCATTTGAAAGACCAGTTAGAGCAGTAAGTAAAATCTTCAATAAAGAAGATATTCAGTCTTCAAAAATGAAGACTTTCAAAAAGTTCTTAGAAGAAGCACATTTAATTGAAGCAAAACAACCAACATTTTCAAGTCGTGCTGAATTAGAAAAGCACCACAAAGGAATTCCAGCAGGAATGTATGCAAACAATGCTGGTAGCACAGAAAATCCAAAATGGAGACTAAAACCAAAGTCTGGTGGTGCTCAAGAGAAAAAAGCAAGAGCAGAAAGAATTGCAAGTTTAAGTTCTCATTCAGAAAGGTCAGCAGCAGACGCCAAGAAGAGAAAACTTCATAAGGCAGGTCTTGACGCACATCATATTACTCCAACACATTATTCTGCAAAGATTAAGTCATCTATGAGTGATGCTGAATGGGAAGCAAAAAAGAAAAAAGATGCTGCGAGTGGAATCTATCACGGACACCATCCAAAAAATCTAATGGGTGCAACAACTGATAAAACACCAGAAAAGCACAGTAAGAGAGGAATTAGACATAGAGCAGGTGGAGCACACGAACTAGAAGGAAAAACAAAGGAGTTATATTCCGGTTCAATTTCTCACAAAGATTTACTTGCTGCGGCACAGAGGAGAAGATTGAGAAAAGAAAAGGGAATAAATAAATAAAAGAAAACCCTGTAAGTAAATGAAAACCTTTAGAGAGTTCCTAGAAGAAGCATACCTCGTTGAGATGCGTAAAGAGGATAAAGTTAAAGGAGAAACGAAAACTCCTCTCCACGTAACCACAACTTCAGGTAGAGTTGTGAAGAACCCTGAAACTGGTCGTTCGGAAGTTAAGAAATCAACAAGAAAATCTCTATCACTTAGAGCATCAACTGGTAGAATGAAGCAGGGGATGATTGATAGAGAAACACAACCATATGCTACTAGAATGCCCGGTGCTGCTAGACACGCACAAGGTGGTGGAGGTTCTGGAGCAGCAGCACCTGGAAGATTGAGAGGTGTTGGAAAACTAGAAAAGCAAAAAATGGAGAAAACTCCAGAAGGAGAAAGAGTAAGACCATTTAGTGCCGGTCCATCACCAGCACAAAGGGTTGCATTGAGAAGAGCACAAAAAGCACGTTCAACTGGTGGCGGACAAAGATGAAATCTTTTCAAAAATTTCTAGAAGAAGCATATTTTCTTCTAGAAAAGAAAAAGCAGTATGATGACTCGCACGGATTTGATAGGTCAAAGCATCCTGACCTAGAAGTTAAGTATGACCGACCAAGAGGAAAAGACCAAAATACTGACAGAAGAGGATCTACGACTATTCATCATAAACCTTCTGGAGTTACTTATACTGTTGGTCATTCTAAAAGGCATAGTTCTGATGATGAATACGAACATATGTATGATGCCAAATTAGGTGGGAAAGCAAGAACCGCACACGGACACAAACCCGAACATAATGTTAGGTGGGAACATAGTAAGTCTAATGACCAAGATAAGATGAGTCCAGGTGAAAAGTTAAGAACTGCAAGGAACGCAAAGAGGGTTTGGGATAAGCACGTCCAACATAGAATTCCTAGTGGGCATCTGGTATCTAATGAACCAGAAGAGAACTCAAGTGATAATAGAAGAAACCCCGATAAAAATACAAGAGCATCAATTTATAAGAAGTCTGGGTTTGGAAAAGTAGATAGTTGGGGTAAGCAGTATTCGACAAAAATTGGAAAGAAATTTCATCCAGTACATAACGACGAAGACGACGAGGATTGATAAGTGAAAACCTTTCAAGAGTTTCTCTTTGAAGAAGAGAAAGCATCTAAAGCAGTTGCAAAATATCAAAATGAACCAAAAGGAAGTGAAAAGTGTTCTAACTGCAATATGTGGAGAGAACCAAATGCTTGCACCTCTGTGAAAGGTAAAATTTCTCCCGATGGTTGGTGTAAATGGTATGCTAGAGATAGAAAAAATAAATAAATAAAAGAAAAAGTAGTCAAATGAAACCAACACCAAGAGAATTGCAGGAAACTTATAAAATCTACGAGAGTGTTGTAGAGGATTTAATTTCAGAAGGTTATGCAGAGGATAAAGAATCTGCAGATAAGATTATTGAAGGAATGAGTGAAACTTGGTACAAATTTATAGTTAAAGAATGAAATTTCCTTTTGATCATATAGTAAAAGTACAAGAAAAAGAAATTTGGTTAAGATGCGAGAGTGCTATTACTGCTATGGGTATTAGCACTCTTGTAAATAAGTTTTATCCAGGATTTACTGCAAAAATATGCAGTGAAGACCACTTAAATACACTGAAGAACCAGTTGGCGAACTGACCACTGACCTCACCCAGGGCACCGATCCCGTGCTATGATTACTAGGTAATCGAAAGAGAACAATGGAAGTCCTTGAGTTCACTGATTCTTCTGCTATTGCAAAGATTCAGTTTGATGATGAGCAAAGTCAAGTTGGTGTAGCATATACTTATAAACCAGATCACTTTTATATTTTTGGTTGCGAAGACCTAGACTATGTTCGTCTTCACATCAAAACTGTTGAGAGTGTGGGTAAGTTTATTTCTCAAATGAAAAAGGAAGGAACATTGCAGAGTATTTAATGGAAGGATTTATTGTGGGGGATGGTTCTTATGCTGCCGTCCCTTTTGGTACAAAGGGATATATTATTATCCATAATGGACAACAACTTGAAAAATTATGCAGAACTGAAGCATCTGCAAAAAAATATATAAACGATCATAAGAGGGGAAAGTCTCTTGCAGAACTTCCCGTATGACGTTTATTTTATGGTATCTTGGAGGATTGGTAACTGCTCTCCTGTTTAACTATGCTTTACATCAACCGAATAAAGAATATGAAAATCGGTTGAAAAAACTTGAAGAAAAACTCTATCACAACTTTGAAAATTAATTATGAAAACTACTACTGCTATTGGTGTTACTTTTGGTGTAATTGTCCTCGTTGTTGCTGGACTTCTTTTTGAAGCGTGGTTGCTTGGTTTGATCCTATCTTGGTTTGGTGTTAATCTTACGATCTGGCAAACTTTTGCTATGATCTTTCTTGCTAATCTTATTTTCAAAAATACTGGAGTATCTTCTAAATGAAAAATCAAAACGGATTTATTGACCCTGGTGTTGCTCTGTTTGCCATTGCCATTACTGTAGTTGGTGGTCTCATCTTTATTGGTGGTCCCCAATACAACGTATGGCAACAATCTCTTGCTGGTAAAGCAGAACTGCAGAAAGCAGAATATACTCGTCAGGTAGCAGTTCTGGAAGCACAAGCAAAGAAAGATTCTGCACAACAACTTGCTGATGCTGAAATCATCCGTGCTCAAGGTGTTGCCAAAGCAAACCAAATCATTGGTAATTCACTGAAAGATAATCGTGAGTATCTTCAGTATCTGTATATCACTGGCATTGAAGATGGTAGCAAGAATGGTAATGTGACCATTTATGTTCCCACTGAGGGTGGTATGCCTGTTCCTACACTTCAGATGAACAAATGAACCGAAATCGTAAGTATGTCATCTCTGGATTGACTGTATTTGCATTTATTCTTGGGTGGAATGTCTTTCTAATTCAACGAGATGAACAACTTTATGATTCTTATTATCATTCTACATCAGTAGAGAATCTAAAGAAAAAACCCTCTGATAAAATCAATTGACTTTTTATCAGAGAAACTTTATACTATTTTTGTTAAGCAAACGAGGTTAATGACACAAAAATTTCTTTATATCGTAGATCACTTCGTAACTTTTCCACGTTCAGAATATGGAGGAGTTTGGAACGTGATTGCAGAAGATGACGATGAATGTTTTGATTTGATTAAAGATTATGATGAGGGATTCAATGAAGAGTTTTATGTAAATCTTCGGGAAAAAGTAGTTAATGCAAGAACTTATGCTCTTGCCGAAGATGTAGAATCCACTGTTGTTGAATCCTTTACCACCTGATTATGACACATCACGTTGCACACACAAACAAAATGATCTTTGATTTGAAAACTCAATATCAAGCACAAATCAGTCGTCTTCAAGATAAAATCAAAGACCAAGAAGAAGAAATTGCAAAACTCAAAACACTAATTTCTCTTTTGTGTGTTGAAAAGGAATATGAAGTATGATAAATAATGATGCCTTAATTGACTAGCATCTTTAAGGGTGGGAGAGGAGAAATCCTCTCTTTTGTAATATAAATATTATTGCTAGTCAATTTAAGAGCAGAACTATGGTTAAAAGTCCATATAGATTTTATACCTATGCATATTTGCGTGAGGATAAAACACCCTATTACATAGGTAAAGGGGAAGGAAATAGAGCGTGTAAAAAAGGTAAAGGAGAAGTAAAACCTCCAAAAAACAAATCCAGAATAATCTTTCTAAAACGAAATCTTACCGAAGAGGAATCATTTAAACATGAAATTTATATGATTTCGGTATTTGGTAGAAAAGATTTAGGAACTGGTATATTAAGAAATAGGACTGATGGTGGTGAGGGGTCTAGTGGTTCTATCAAAAGTTTGGAAACTAAAAGAAAATTAAGTGAATCGCATAGAGGCAAAAAACTTAGCAAAGAAACAAAAAGAAAAATTGGATCTTCACTAAAAGGTAGAGTGCATGGTGAGGAAACTATACTAAAAATGCGAAAGGCAAAAAAAGGAAAAATAATGAGTGAAGACGCCAAAAGAAAAATGAGCGAAAAAAAACTTGGAATAAAATTAAAAGAAGAACATAAAATAAACATTAGTAGAGCAATGAAAGGGAAACCTGCCCATAATAAGGGTAAAAAATGCAGTGAAGACCATAAGAAAAAGGTAAGTAAAGCACTTAAGGATATAGGGCACAAACCACCATCACGCAAAGGAAAAATTCTTAATATAGAACATAAAAAAAGAATTAGTAAATCATTAAAAGAAAAGGGACACTTGCCTCCTCTACATAAAAATACAAAATGGTGGAATGATGGACAAATAAACAAAAGAAGCGTAGAATGTCCAGGTAATAACTGGGTTCTTGGTAGAATAAAACCACATTAAACCAATAATGAATTATCAATACAATCCAGAAATCAACGACTATGTGATTTGGAAACCCCATATCAAAGGGTGGATTTACTATAAAGATACTGAATATCTTACTATTGAGACTAGAGTTAAACCTAAAGATAATATAAATCTTTTAGATGCTCCATTTCACGCAAATAACAGATTACTTGTAATTTGTTATCAAAATCAATGGGGTGAATTAAACTACGTTAAGTCTCGCAAATCAATCTATGAAGAGGAGTAATCTCTGGAAACTCTGGGCACTTTCTTTAGGGGAAAAGGCAAGTGAATGCAACAAAGAGGCGGATAAAGTAGCAATTATCCGCACTCTTATGTTTCTTTCTATCTTCATCACTAACTGTTTTATTGTCTTTAATGCAGTAAGAACTCATATAATCCCAGCAGAAACTAAAGATATTAAGTGCAGTATTGAATATCCAAGGCATATGAATAAACCATTTGAATATGAGTAAATATAAATATTCTCATAGTGCTTAAAAAACAAATGGATTCTAGAGACATTCAATCGTACCAAGAAGTTCATACTATTGATGAAGGTATCCGTTCTTCATTGAAGAGATTTCTTGGTAGAAAAAAGAAAGAAGCAGAAGCACCAAAACCAATGAGTAGAGGTGAAGTTCTACGTCAAAGATATAATGTTGGACCAGAAAAATCTGATACTTCTGCAAAGAGACAAATTCTCAATCGTAGTCGTGCAAGAGCAGAAAGAGATGAAGAGAAATATGGTGGTTCCATATATACCAAAAAAGTTGCTGATAAATCAAGAGAAGCACATAATCGCTATTTGAAAGCTGGTTATAGTAAGTATGGTGCTACACATACTGCAGGAAGTGCTCCCGAACAAGGTAGAGGTAATAAAGCAAGAAAAAGAGCAGCAGCACTCAATAAAGAAGAGTTTGATTTCATTCTCTATCATCTTGTAAATGAAGGATATACAAATAATCTTAAAGGTGCAGAAGTCATTGCATCAAATATGAGTGAAGAGTGGAGAGAGAGTATTGTTGAAGAGAATATGAAAAAATCTCCAAAGAATGTTGAGAAAACAAAACAAAAAGCAAAAGAAAGAAAAGATAGAAGATTGAGAATACAATATTATGGTAAAGATGCAGTTGGGCACGGAACTGGAGAACATTTAAGACCTTCTTAAACCACTTCCCAAACTGTCCCAAGGTGCTCCCGAGGCACCTTTTTTTATGCAAAACACTTTTACAAAATAAATAATCAAAAAGTGTTTAACAATGAAAACCTTTACTCAATTTAATGAAGATGTAAATAGACTGGAGCAAAGAAAAAAACAACTGCGACAAAGACAATTAGACCAGATGCAGCGTTTCAAAGAAAGAGCAAAGGCACAAGCACAAGCACGTCAATCTCAAATGAGAAAAAAACAAGAGAGAGAACAACTTAAACAAGAACTTAAAAGAGAACTGATGGACGGTTGAGGAACTGGCACACTCCCCTTGCCGCGCCGCCCAATCTGGGGTATGATACTTAAGTTCGGTTGGAAAAGGTCAAATGGACGACTTCGATGATTTTCAGATTGAAGAAATCTCTGGATTTGATTTTACAGAAGCATCTTTCGATAATTTCTTTGAAGAGGATGATGACGATAGGATTTTCAACTCCTTTCTAAAAAGTAATTACGAGTACTGATTTTTAGTTTTATTCCAATTTTCATTTTTAATTTATGACTCCCGACACGTACAATTTTACAGGTGATGCTACAACCCTCCTTGGTTTTGTTGGTGTTATTTCGGCGTTTATTATTGTTAGCACTGCTTTCCGCAGGTTCTTCAATAGCCCTTACAATGTTCGTGTAAAGACTCAAGCAAACACTGAAACTTCTGAAATCAATGACTGATACTGTTAATGTTCTCCCGCATCTTCAAGAACTTCAACAAACTTGGAGGCGACAAAATTTTAGTATGACCGAAGCACAGAAAGAAGAGTATGAAATGCTGCTTCAAGCAAGACGCGAAAGGGTAAAATACTTTTATGCAAATGGTTTGGTCTCAAAGGGTCGCGCTAAAGCGGACACTTGACGGACTGGCACACGGGCACTTGAGATCGCTTGGGTGTCCTGGTATGATACTCTCATAAGCAACCAAACCGATGGAACTCCCAAAAATTGGTGACATTAAAGTTCGAATTAGAAACAGTTCAGACGGAACTTTTATTGTTCAGGTTGATGAATTCAAAGAAAACACCTTGAGAGGTGATTCTTATTGGCAAAATATAGTATTCAAAGAATACAAGAAAGAACAAGACGCAATTAAGTTTGCTTCCCGTTTTCAATAACCTCACACAAAACAAACCCATCTTTATGAAGTATTTGGTTGAACTTTACGTTGGTGGTAAGGTCTTTAAGGAAGAAGTTTATGCTAATTCTCCAAAAGATGCACGGGAAACTGCCCAAGCAAGAAATCCGACTGCAAAAGTAGTTGGTGTTAATGTTTCTTTCAAATGAGTTCAATGACTACTGACTTCGCTAATTCAAATCTTTCTAAGATTCGCCCCAAACTTCGCACTCAGGGAGTTGTTTCTGGCAATTTTGGAAAAGCAAAGGTAAAATCAGGTTCTTCTCTTAAAGAACTTGGCAATACCAATGTTAAAGTAGTTAAATGTGCTACTCAAGATGAGTATCTCACTCGTCTATACAAAGCATTTGATGCAACTAATGATTCTAAACTGAAACAGTTTATTTACACCGAAATTCGCAAAATTCTTGTTCAAAGAGGGCAATGGTGAGTGTATAACTAATATCACTGTGCCACTTCTTCTAGTGGCACATAACACTTTACAAGGCACGGGCATCGTGCTATGATGTATTCATCAAGTCAAGGAGGTTCCAATGGTGTTCAAAAATCAAAACCCAATAGATGATTACGAAGACTTTGCTCTTAAATATCTTGGTATTGACCTTGAAGATTATGTTGAATTCATTGGGGACTATGAAGTTCAAGATGAGGAACTAGAATACTCCCTGTCTGCTTGACTTATAGACCGCTACAGTTCGGTCTCTAAATATAAACTGTTCGGGGAATTAGTTAAACGGTATAACGGGTGCTTTGCAAGCACTTATTAGCAGTTCGATTCTGCTATTCTCCATTGGGAATACTAATTCCCAAATAGTCCATTACTATTTGTATATGTCTGACAAACTGATTGCTCTTGCTGCTGAAATCGTTGATACCAACCCTGCTGGTGCTCAACTGATTGTGAATCTGACTAATGCAGAAACTGGTGCTGATATTATCGAAGCACTGGATAATTATGACTCCGCTGTTCTTGAGAGTCATACTGAACCTGTGGATTCTGAAGATGACGGTTATGTGTCTCTTACTGATTCTGAAGGTGTTGTAAGCACTCTCTGATTATTCTTGTTCTGATTCATTTACTTTAACTTTATTATGGCACGTCGTAACAAATCTGCTTCCCGACAAATGGTTGAATCTCTGAAAGAGCAACTCACAGAGTATTTCCGCGAAAACGTCTTTGATGATTATGATTACGAAGATTTGACTGGTTCTGAACTCTTTGAGGCACTGGTTGAAACATTCAAAGAACTTGAGAATGACCTCAAGGAAGAAATGAAACCGATTCAGTATGTGCTAAATAAGATTGACCCAGAGGATTCGCAATCCCAAGTCCTTAACGGTTAATTTCTACGGGCATTAAAGGTCCAAACTTTAAGTAAGTCCCACACCCTCTATGCCTCTTTACAATGCACAAACCAGAGGGTCTATGTTTCAGTAGCTCAGTTGGATAGAGCATCTGCCTTCTAAGCAGTTGGTCGGGGGTTCGAGTCCCTCCTGAAACGTTATTCTTATTATTATGAAACTCAAAGTTCTTAGTGATTTACACCTGGAGCATTTCAGTGCAAATCAAGTCTTTCTTGTCGGTGAGGGTGATGTCCTCATTCTTGCGGGAGACATTCTTTGTGCAAAGCATTTCAAGACTGACGGATATATCCACGCAGTCTATGATAGGTTCTTGAATGATTGCAGCAAGAACTATAATAAAGTTCTGTATGTGATGGGAAATCACGAGTTCTATGGATACAATTATGAGGGAACAAAAAAGAAACTAAAGGAGTATCTTCCTCACAATTTCCATCTTCTTGATAATGATACAATCACTATCAACAACTGGAACTTTATTGGTTTCACACTCTGGACTGACTTTCGTAATGAAAATGCTCTAGAGATGATGGAAGCAGCACAGTGTATGAATGACTATAAAGTTATTCGTATCACTCCGAAGTATCGGAAGATGAACCCAAATGATACTCTTAACTTCCACAAAGATAGTAAGAAATATCTTCTTAAGCAACTACAAACATTGAACGACAATGTATTTGTAATCAGTCATCACGCACCGAGTTATCAGTCGATTCCACAGCAATACAAAAATCATGCAAATGGTGCATATAGTAGTAATCTAGATGATTTGATTATCAATCATCCACAAATCAAATACTGGGCACACGGACACACTCACAACCACTTTGATTATGGTATCGAACACTGTAGAGTGATTTGTAACCCTGGTGGTTATCCAGGACAAGATACTGGTTTTAATCCAAACTTTGAAATTCAACTGTGATTATGACAATCAAACAAATCGAAAGCATTTTCTCTGAATCTGGAGTTGTAAAAGTTTCAGCAGTAATTGAGGATTCTATTTTGATGTATTCTCAAACTCTTTATGACCCTGCTGAATATGGTCCTGCTATTTGTGAAGCATCATTTGAATTAAGTGAAGATGAGATTCTTCCAGACGATGAAGATAAACTTATTCAGTTTCTTGAAAATCTCAATTTGGACTGGATTTTAATAGATAGTAGTGATTACTGACTAAAACAATGAAAGACCTAACATTAGATGAAATGTTGGAAATTGCTGCTCAACGAGAAGCGGCAAATGAAGCACTACTAAAACGCCAAGAAGAGGATAGTGGGGGGACACTTGGGGAACCGTCCCCTGAGACCCCCACAGACCCCCCTGATGCCCTACAATACGGGAACACAAGCAAAGGAGACCATGACGGTTCTTGATGTTTTCCACTACACTACTTCTCGTTGGGATTGGCACGAAGGTAATGTGAATCAAATGTGGATTCAAGAGATTGAGCAATCGGAAGATTACTACAGTTATGTTGCTGTTGCTTACAATCCTCGCAAGGATGCAACTATGGTAATGTCTGAACCACGTTGTTATGCGGATACCCTGAACTGGGTTAGTAAGTTCTGTGGTTCTTTCTGTATTCTTCCTCAATACTGCTACTGATGACTGAAACTGACCTTCTTTCTGTTAGAGAGCAGATTCAAGAGGATTTGATTTCTCTTCTTGAATCTCGATCTAGTGAGATTGACTACCTCAATGAGGTTCAAGACCTTGCTTGCCAAATTGTTGTTGATAACTTCTCCCAACTTCTTTCCTGATTATGTCTTTCACCTTCCCTCGTCTGTCTGCTGGTATCTACGAAGTACAGAAGGATTCTAACACAGTTGGATTCATTCGTAAAGTCAATGCTGGTAAGTGGATGGTTGCTGATGTTGTAGATACTCCACAAGAGGTCACAAAGACTCTTAAAGATGCAAAGGATGCTTGTATCAATCTCATCATCTTTAATGTACTTGACGAGACATCAGATAATGAGTATGATACCTTTGTCCAGGATGATAAGAATAGTGTAGATAATTTTAAGTCTCTTAAGGAACCAACTCTAGACCCTATCCTATTCTGAGGGACACTTTTTGAACTGTCCAGCACCTCTCCCGCAGGTCCGGGTGGGGTGCTATACTGTATGAATACAAGTCAAACCAATGCAATTCTATCCTTACCAACAAAGAACTCTTAATGCGCTGAAGGTAGCAATTAGGGGAACTTGTTATCTTCCAACTGGTGCAGGTAAGACTGTTGTAATGATGGAAGATGCACGTCAGAGGATTCTAAATGCACTAGAACCAATGACATTTGTTATTGTTGCACCTCGTATTCTGCTTGCAAATCAACTCTGTTCAGAGTTCGAAGAGTATCTCAAAGACCAGAATGTTGCTTATATGCACGTTCACAGTGGTGAAACTCATCATCAATCCTCTACACGTTCAGCAGTCATTGCAGAATACAATGACACTGCAATCGGAAGCGGTAAGCATCAATTCATCTTCACCACTTACAATTCGATTAGTCGGGTGAATGATGCAGACATCAATGTTGATGTTGTGTATTTTGATGAAGCACACCACTGTGTGAAACCATCTAACTTTGTGGGTATTGCTCATACTTCAGCAGTTGCAGAGAATGCCTATTTCTTCACTGCAACTCCGAAGTTCAATAACAGCAAGGAGTCGATGAACAATACTGATGTGTATGGTAATAATATCATCAGTATTCCTGCAAGAGAACTCATTGAAGTGGGTAGCATCATTCCTCCCAAAGTTGTGCCTTATGAAGCACAAACGATTCGCACTAAAGAGAATGCACCTTTTGTAGATGCAGAAAACATTGTAGGTATTCTGTCAGAGATTTCTGATTGTGAATCACCCAAAGTTCTTGTTGCTGCTCCTAGCACCAAAGTAATTTGGGCAATGTTCTCTGAAAGTGATTTGCTGCAACAACTCAATGAGATGGGTTATACCATTATGCACATCACTTCAAAGCACGGTGCATATATTGATAAACAGAAAGTATCCCGTGAGGTTTTCTTTCAGAGAATGAATGAGTTTGGTTCTGACCCAGACAAGAAGTTCATTGTATTTCATTACTCGATTATGAGTGAGGGAATTAGTATTCACGGTCTGACTCATTGCATTATGCTTCGCAATCTTCCTCTGATTGAGATGGCACAAACTATTGGTCGGGTGATTCGAGTTCATAAAGATGACCGAAAGGCAATTCAAGAAGGTAAGATGAAAGCAGGTGAGTTTGCATTTTATCGCAAACCCTGTGGTACAATCACTGTTCCTGTGAATAACAACTACGGTGATAAGATTGCACGACAACTTCAGAGTGTTGTTGATACTATCTTTGTGAAAGGTGAAGTGCTTGCTGGATAAATCTTTATATGTCCCGCACAAAATACAATGCCCTTCACTAAAAAGTTTCCTAAATCAGGTGAAACTAAACACATTCGAGTTCCAGTCGTTTATGCTGACCTTGTGTTAGAACTAATGGAACTCTTTGAGAATAGATTTGAACCAGAAAAGGGAACACATCTTCTCAGAAAGTACATTAACAATCTCAGTTGAGACCAATGTGTCTGTGTGCCACTTGTAGGGGTGGCACAGTAAATGAGCACAGACCCCTCTGGGGTGCTATCATTACAAAGTAATCGGTTGAGGAGCAATGTTTAATCTGATTTCTGGTTTCACAATGGGTGAGTGCAGTGAGTTGATTACTTGTGCTTATAACTCTGCTGCTTGGTATCGCTACCTTGCACAAGATAGTGAGCAGAACCGTGATTATTGGTTGGAGCGTGCAGAGAAATCCGAACTGCTTGCCGATAAGTTGAATGATGCCTACTCCAAGGCACTTTATGTTGCTTGATGACAACAATGACTTACACTCCAATTCAATCGAACCTTCCTTATCTGAAGGTTCCCGAAAACCGATTGAATCTTGCATTTAATTGGTATAACAGACAGAAAGAACATCCATTGAACTTTCCCTGTTTTGCTTATTGGATTCAACTTTGTGAAAATGATGGAACTGACTACTGAAACTATGATTGACACTGTTCTGACGATGGAAGAAATCCTGACTGAAAAGCAACTGCTTTCTCTGCGGGACATTATTTACTTCTACAAAGAGTTTCAACTGGAACTCTACAATTATCCTCAAGAGGATACTCTTTTCACTAAAACTCAACGAGAACTGTTCGACATCTTCGACATCAAATGACCTTCATTGAAGCACTCATTGCATCTGGTTATGTCTTTGATGACGAGGACTATGATGGTTGTTATGTAAAACAGGACTCGGAAGGTTTCATTCACTGTTATCAGGAAAATGTGGAGGATGAGACTGATAAGGAGTGGAATTATGTAAAAATGACTGATGATTTTGATGTTATCATTGAAACAACGGTCTTTGATGATGACAACTGTGTTCCCTGTTCTGCATTATGACTTCTATTTCTTTCACTTCTGGTGAGTTGCTTGATATTATCAAAGCACTTGAGTATTATGAAGATGATGCTTATTTCAATCAGGAAGATGCACCTCTTGCTTCTTATTACTTGAGTATGCAAAATCAATTTCAACGCATTTATCAAAAGTTGCAAGAATTGCCTGGGGAGGATAGAGTTGCTAATCTTGTTCTTGCAATGAACTAAATAAAAAATTAGAAAATTATCAAGGAAATCTAATGAAAAAAACCTGTAATTACATTTTCTACACTCTTCTTGGGGTATGTGTTGGTGCTCTAGTTTATGCTAGTGTGTCTCCAAACAAAACACCACAACATACTTCTACAGTCTCTGAGTCTTCTGTTGTTAAAGAATGAAACCCAAGTTCCGTGCCGTACTAGAAATGGCAATCGAGAAAGGTGTGAGGTATGGATACAACCGTGCATTTAAGCATAATCCAGAACCTCACATTGATTCGATAACTGATACTATTGTAACTGAAATCTTTAATTCACTAGACACTTGGTTTGATGATGTCAATGGCAACTCTGAAGTCTAAAATGAATCCTGAAATTAAGCAAATGATTCTGGATATACCTTTAATGAACTTTCAGAACTGATTGAACAACAGTTCTGAAATAAATTAACAACTGTCCAACCATAAAGATTTTTTAATGAAGAAACTGATTGCTATTGTTTCCACTGCATTGTTTAGTCTCCCTTCATTTGCTACACCAGAAAAAGCATATCAACCATTCCGATATGAAACTGCTTGTTCTCTAGAGGTCGGAAATCAGGTGTATGATGATATTTGTGTAGTAATTGAAACCCGTGAGAGGGGTGGAGCACTACGCACAAGAAACATTTACTCGAATAAACATAGTCTTACAATTAAAGGAAGGTTTGATAATCAGAAAGGTTATATGACTTGGGATAGTCACAATAAATTTGAATATAAGTGGGACTATAAAGTTGGGGGTAATGATGGTCTTGGTACTTGGACTTATGTGATGCCAGGTTTTCTTGTTCAGAACGTATCTTGGGACTAAATCTTTATCCTATGTGCCACTTGTTCTAGTGGCACACTACACTCCCCAAACCGCCTCTGGTGGTGCTACAATTACGAAGTAATCAAGGTTAAGCAATGACTGCTACTCAAGTGGAACTGAAGACTGAAACTCAAGAACTGATTTCTGAACTTGTTGAGGATTCCTATGCTGTAGATGACATCTATGAGTTCATTGCGGAATATGGTGAGAGCAACTTTGTTGAGCATTATGAAAACTATGTTCAATTTGGTGAATCTCACTCTTATGGAGCAGTAGATGCCTTCATTGAAGAGTTTGGTATTGATAATTTCCAATCCTTTGAAGATGCTTATCGCGGTGTATGGGAGTCCAAAGGACAATATGCAGAAAACTATGTGACGGATTGTTATTCCATTGACCATCCTAGTTTCATTGAGATTGATTGGGAGGCAACTTTCGATAATCTTGAATGCACCTATGTTGATGGTTTTGTTTTTAATAATCAGTTCTGATGCGACTTCAATCTAAAGATGGAAATATGGTGGTAGATTTCTACCCCATCAAAACTCCAATGGGTGATGTATCTAAAGAGTGGTATTTGAAAACTCTTACTTTTATGGGTGAAAGTCAATCCAAGAAGTTTCTCAATCGAATTGAGATGAATCTTGAGATTGAAGAATACCTTAACAACATTCCTATTCCCTATGATGTTGTTAAGTTCAATACTATTCCACAACTTGCTAATCCTTTTGAATGAGTACTCGCTCTAGAATTGGTCTTGAACTGAAGAATAAAAGTATTCTTTCTGTCTATCATCATTGGGATGGTTATCCTGAATGGTTGGGTCGTATTCTAAAGACTCACTACAGCACCAGAGAGAAAGTTGCAGAACTGATTGATGGTGGTGATATGAGTTCTTGCTGGACTGATTCACGTTGGGATGATAGTGCTGATGGTTCTTATGGACCACAATACTATTCTCAACGTGGAGATAATTGTCCTCCACGTCTTGATGCTGACCTCTGTGAGTATCTACTTCCAGAGGATAGTGAAGAGTACTCCTATCTCTTCCGAAATGGTGAATGGGTATGTTATAGTATGAATCAGTTTGATGATTCTAAACTACCCAAAATTGTTGAAATTCCTTCTGCTCCTCTTTTTAGATGATTATGTCTGAAATTAACCGCGACCAACTTGTTCAAGAATACATTGACCGTGTTCTTGATAATATGAGCACCAAGGATTTGATGCGAATTGTTGGAGACCAACTGGAAGAGAATCTTTCTGCTTACACTGATGAAGAATTGATTGCTGAAGTTACAGATTATTATCCTGAACTTCTGGGCATTGAGGACTGATTCTCAACAGTTTCAGATGGACCGTCGATGAGACTGCGGCGGATGACCTAGGGCACCTGTGACGCCAAATTGCAGGTTTTTGGGTTTTTGATGCTTCCCAAACCCCTTGCGCCGCAAGGGTTCTCGTTTGGGACTCAAATGAGTCTAGGTGCCCCTGGTGCCTTCTGCCCAAACCCTAGCACTGTGCCAGTTGGGGGACTGACCACTAAACCCCCTGCTGGGTCGGTTCCGTGGTATTGTATGGGGGTGGTGAGGGAAGGGCAACCAACCCACTCCACAAACGTCAAACTAAATCAAACTAAAATGACTGTTGATTTCTCTAAAGATGTGATGCTCGGTATGCTCCGCAAGGGTGCTACTGGTAATCAGATTCTGGACATTCTTGATGTGATTGTTCCTCAAGATGTTGTTGAGATGACTCGTGAGTATGTTTGCGACCAACTGGGTATTGCTGACTGTCCCGAGAATGATGATGAGATTGAAGCATACCTTGCTGCAGTCTGAGTTTTAATTTTGGGGGGAGATTATTTCTCCCCTCTGTGGGGCAATGTAGTTCAGTGGTAGAACAAGAGATTCATACCCTCTATGTCGGTGGTTCGATTCCACCCATTGCTACTCTATTCCTTTATTCTTGACTTCAATGTTCATTGCTTGTCCTGTTACATTCATTCTTGAAGATGCAGAATGGTTTGATGATGTTTTTGAAGCAACAGAATCTGCACTTAATTGGAGTGTAGAACTCTCTGGTGAGGATGTGATTGTTTATGAAGCAATCGAAGGAAATTATGGTTATGATTTCAAACCACTTTCTACAATTTCTGCGTAATTTCACTCACTCACTAACTAAACTCAAATGAAAGTCAAAGTTAATTCAATCGAAATTGATTTCACTGATGATGTTTGTGATTGTCCCCCTGATATGAATTATCAAAAAGGACTGATTCAATCTGTTCTTGATAGTGAGTGGATTGTTGATGATGAAGAGGAAATTGTAGATATGATTAGCGATGAAATTGGTTGGTGCATCTATAAAATAGATTACACAACTTCACCTGAAAACTGAAAGAGCAAGCGAGACACTGCAAATTATGAATCGTCAAATCATCAACTACCCTGAAACTCAAGAAGAATGGAATAATCTTTCTCAAGATTTTCTTGATTATCTTGATGTTTTGGATGAGGCAAAAATTGTCAAAGCAGAGCATTCAAATAATCCAGTAGATCCACTTTATCCTACTTATGATTATGAGTGGGAACTTGATAGTAAAATTGCATTGGAGACTATTCTTTATTATTGGAATCAAGTCGATAAAGAACTCCCTTCTAACGATGAAATTCTTGATGGAATCAATGAAGGATACGCAGAGGCAGCATATGATGATTATGTAAGTTCTGCTTATTCTTATTGATGATGTGCCACTTGTAGGGGTGGCACACTAAACGGGCACTGGAACTTTTTTCTGGTAGATTAAGAGGGTGGAAGGGGTCAGTCCCACCCGAGTCCAATTCTTTACTTCTTGTTATGGATCGTTCGCAAGTTATCGCAAAGATTCAATCTATTCTGAAACTGCAGAATGGTACTGACTTTGAGGGTGAAGCATCTGCTGCTGCCCGAATGATTGATAAACTGTGCAAGCAATATGGTGTAACCATCTCTGAAGCAACTGAAACTCAAGTTCTTGATGAAGAGTTTGTTTCTTTCAAGAGAATCAATGTTGCTCTTTCTACTCTTGCCAATGCGATTGCAACGTTCTATGATGCAAAAGCATATCTGAAGAATGGAGATACAAAGTCTCTTCAAATCATTGGTAGTGAAGCACAACAAATCCAAGTGCGACTCTATTATGATTACCTTGTTCAGGTGATGGAGAAAGAGGCAGAAGTTGCACATAAAGCAGAGAAAATCCTTTGCTCTCTGCGCGGTGATTCTGTTTCCCGTTCTTTCAAACTTAATTTCCGCAAGGCATTTGCAGATAAAGTTGCAGAACGTCTGAAGGAAATGAAACTCGCAGAGAACCGAGTTCATGATGATGCCGAGGCAGTGAGTAATAAACTCTCCACAATGCGATTTGGACGCGCTAAGAAGATGAATGGTGCAAACGGTGCTGGTGCTTATTCTGGTGCAAACGTAGGTGCTGGTGTTTCTTTGAACCGTCAAGCATCTGGTTCTGTGACCAAACAACTCTGTGGGGTGTGAGTTAATCACCCCTTTCTTTTCCTTTATTCTTAATACAATGAACGCACAACTTTCGATTGATGAATGCAAAGTAATGTGGGTTGTTGGTGCCCTCGAACGTCTTGCAACTTTGGGTATGATTGGACCTGATATTCCATTGCAACTGTCTGCTGATGCAGTGGAAGATTATATGGAGATTGATAATCACCGAAATCTGCTGTTTGAATCAGACTTTGAGATTGCATCTATCTTCACGCAAATTGCAAAAGCAGAATGTGAAGATGAACCAACACCTGATGATATTGATGCAATCATTGATTTGATTTTGCAATATAAGAACAATCGCACAGAGATTGTGAAGTTTGCATTGTCGCATCAGACTGTTTGAAATTGATGATGACTGAAGATTTAATGCAAATTACATTGAGTAAGGAGAATTATAAGATTCTTCATCAACTTATTTGCAATCAAATGGAGACTATTTTTTCTCCATTTGATGATGATGAGGATTATGAACCAACGCAAGAACATCTAAAGATTCTTGACGCGATTACACTTTTCAGTTCTTATCAAATCACTCACAATGTTTGACCTTCTTACATTTGTCCCGCATCCGAGCAGAATTGTAAATGCTATTCAAGCAAGACATAAGTTTGAGAATGGTTGGGAGATTAGTGTAGTTGCTGGTCCTGGTGGTTGTGGATTATATGGAAATGTTGAAGATGAAACTTATGAAGTTGCAATCTTCCGACCGAATGGAAATATGACTGATGATGTTTGTCCTTGGAATACTAAACAGGAAGTATCTTCAATGATGTGGGTACTATCTCAACTCTGACCTAAATTAACAAAAGGAAAAACCAATGTCTAAAACACAACGCAAAGGTAATTATTCTGATTATTACCCATACCGCCGACCAAAGACATTTAATGAAATCAAGCAACTTGAAACTTTACTCCACGATAATGAGGTAGAACTTCGGAATAGGGATAAGGCAAAGATTCATAATCTTCCCACTGTTTATGATGACATTGTAAAGAGTGGATATTATGAGGATTATGATTGGAAGCATCATTGGGATAAAGAATCATAGTCTCAAGGTGAGTCGCAGACCCCTTGTGCCACTTGTACTGGTGGCACACTAAAAGAGCACAGCGCCCAAAAGGTGCTATATTAAGAGGGTGGAGGGAGCAGGGGTGCCTGTCCCACCCAAGACCCATTGTTTATTTGAATTAAGATGACTGCTGCTCAACGAATGGAAAAGCAATTCTTTCTTCAATTCATTTCTCTGATCAATGAGGTTCAGGGTAAGACTAAACTTCCCTCTCAAGTTGTTAAGAATCGCAAGTCTGCTTGGGTAAAGCAAGTTTCCAATCCCAAGCAAAAAAAAGATGCACTTTCTCTTGTGTAGTTCTTTCTTTCTTTCCTTCCTTCCTTTTTCTTTCTTAACAACAATGACTCAAACTCTCACTGAAACTATCTACTCTGATGCTCTGTTCTTTCTGACTCGCTACTTTAATCAGTTTGATGAATGTGAGTTGCAAGAGCACGGTGATTTGACTGTTCAGGACATTGTTGATGTTCTTGGTTATGCAAGTTTCGAAGATCATTATCATCCTGATGTAGCATATATTTCTGATGTTCGCAAACTGAAAAGTCTGCGCGATGAAATTCATAATCGCTTCTATCAATAGGTCTTTCTTCTCTTTCATCTGTCCCACATAAAAACAAACAATGCTGATCAAAACCACTTTCGACATTCAAGATCGCACTCCTGTCTATGCGATTTGTAATGCAAATCATCAGTGTGGTATGATTACAACTAGCATCATCAATGCAATCAAAGCAGGACAATGTAAGTCTTTTGATGAAGTTAAAACTCTTATCAATCGCTAAATTATGACTTCGCTTCTTTAAGATACCAAACGCCTTACAATCATTGAACAAAGAACAACTGAATCTTCAAGCAGAAAACACTCTTCTGCAGATGGAAAAGCGAATGATTAAATTGACGAAGAGCAAGAAGAAAAAGAATAGGTCAAATGCAAGTGCTATTTTTATGGAATGGCAAGAGGTATTTCAACAACATAATGAATCAGTAGAACTTCTCTGGGTGCCTAATTTTTACCAATGACACTTTCAACTCAAACACTTCACAACTTGTCTGATGCACTTAAATCAGAAGTGCTTGATTATATTCGATATAATGATCGTTATGTTTCGACAATGTATGAATTGATTTCAGATGCAATTCATGATAAACTTGGTCCAGTTGATGATGATGTTTTAACTGAACTTACTTTTATCACTTTTGATTCTCTTACATTAAAATGATGAAACCCAATCGCACTCAAATGTTAATTGAAGCACTTGAGTATTATATTCAAGATCTCAAAGATAATGATTGTACTGAAGCATCTATTAAAGCATATACTGAACTTCTGAATGAGATTGAAGAGAATGAAACGTAAAACTAAAATCAATTTGCTGTCAAAAGCAATTAACGGTAAAGAACTCCTGATTATCCTAAACTCACTGAAATGATTATTCTTCAAAAACAAGATCACGGTTGTGTTTATGCTCTTGATCCTGATGAGAATGAATTGTATTATGCTCCCATTTATAAAGATAATACTGTAAATCTTTCTGAATTTGCACCAGTTGATCTTGCTGATGTAGATGATATCTATGATGTACTGACTATTCAAAAAGAACTCATCAATCTGAACAAATGACTTTTATGAACGATTCTACACTTGATCTTTTCTGTCAGCACGAAGATGAAATGTATGCTGATGAATATGCAATGGAGATTGAAAGGAAAGCAGCAGAGTTGGAGATTACTGTTGATTATTATATGATGGAGTTTGTATAAAATGATGCATTAAAAAATGTATTAAAAAATCATAATGAATTGTTTGTATTTGCTTATATTTGTTTGATTTTTATCACTCATTAAATCCTTATAAATGCATCTAGACCTTGTGTTTTATAGTCAATTAAATGTGCTCAAGTCTTGTGTTTTTAATACCTTATAAATGCCTCTAGACCTTGTGATCTTGGCCCGCGTATTATAACACATCAGCACTGTTTTGTCAATACCCCCAGGACACTTCAAAAACCGGCACAAGGTATAAGCACTCCCAGACATTAGAATAAAACGCCACCAGACACTTCTGTATGCCCCTCCAAGGCACTTATAAACTCACTTAGGGGTCAGAGTACTGAAGTGCCTGTTTTTTGCTATTAAATCAGCACAGGATAGAATCACAAAAAACAGCAAGAACTTGTATAAATAAACATAACAATTCGATTCATATTGCGAATTTGAACTTTCCTACGGGGTCAAAAGTCAAATTCTACAGAAGCGAAGAGTTAATAAAAACCCACTTTTGAACACTCATATTATCAGGCGAACAGAGTTTAACTATAGGTTTCTCGATGTGCCGAATGAATCATGAGAGAGATTATCAAAACTGAATACTCACCGAAACCCAATAAAAACACAGAATTCCTGCTTTAGATTTCTATGCGAACTTCTAAAGATGCCAGGAAGGTTTTATAGTATCAACTTATAATTGTTTCGTGATTAGGTAAGATGCGTATCAGCAATAAAGATACAAGCACTGATGAGAAGAATGAATTAAAAAGTCATTCGTGATTAGATAAGATTCGTATAGAAACTTATTCTTAAGAAGCACTGATAATAAAGAACACAAAAGTTCATTCGTGATTAGATAAGATTCGTATAGAAAGATAATACTGCGACACCACTGTGAGATTATAAACACAAAGTCATTCGTGATTAGATAAGATTCGTATAGAGATTCGATCTTATCAGAATATCAAAGCAATCATAAGAAAAAAGATTCGTTTATAATTCAAGTTCGTTGTGGGGGCAATACTTGACGGGTACTGCAAGGTCTGATAGAATTAACCAGTAGAGTTTATTCGTTCTTTCGGTTCTTTATCTTATGGCAATTTCTTCTCTCAAGGCACAAAAGAATAAGTATCGTATCACTCTTGAATTAAACGTGAATGAGGATTTTGATCCTCATCAGATTAACTGGAAGAAACTGTTCGGGTTAGACAGTAAAGAATCAGTGAAGAGTTATGTAGAAGATCTCAACACGCCCTGGTGATTAAGAATACAATGTAAGATTCCTTCGTTGTATTATACTTTCGTGGGGTAAGAAACATCGTCTGATAGATGTTTCGTTTATTATTATTACTTTGTCTGATTGTTTTTATCTTTCTGGACAACTTAATTCTTTATACTTATTACTATTCGTCGTTAATTGGCGGCAGTTCGTATAAAGAATAGGCAGTTCTTATTAAATAAGTAGTGTTTTTGTCGTGCTTAAGTAATAAGAACTGCGTTGTTTTATTCTAATAACACAGTAATTTGGGGGCAGTTAGTATAAACAACACGAATAAGTATTAGTTATTCGTTATCAGTTGTTTATTCGTTATACCAGTTATTTTATGTTATTTGTTATTGTTTATATCGGGCGTTGCCCCGTATATAAAAACGCCCCACTACCCTAACCTACACTGTATGTCTTTTTCGAGCTATCTATCACTCTCATAAAAAAAAAAATTTTCCATAAAAAAATGTCTCCAAAAAGAAAAGCAAATTGCCACGGATGGGGAATCTTCGGAGGCAAGCACAAGAAAAAGAAAAATTGCGCAACTGGTATCTTCAGAACTCCTGCTCAAAAAAGAGCATCCTCAAAAAGAAAGAAGAGATGAAAAAATCAGCGCCATATTGGAATTTTTGGAGAGTGATACTTGCAGGATGGATAATCAGATATCCAAAGCAAATGAGTAGAATTGCATTAACATCTCTTGGTATTTTGATTAGTCTGATATATAATGCACTGGTAAAATAATTTTACCATAAAAAAATTTCGTAAAAAATTTTTTATGCAAACAGAAAAAATATATCACATCTACGCAAAAGATAAGTGTTTATTTCATTCTATCAAAGAGGATGAATTCGAAACAACTTGGAGCACCATTAATAATATGGTAGGAATTATGAAAACTGACTATGTTATAGAAGACTTATCCTATGAGGAATTAATTTTTCAGAAAGAAATGAGTTTAAACTCTTCACATTGACAACTGCATATATAGACTGTTAAAATTGAACTGAAGGTTTTATTTTTTATGGCAAAAGGATTTACTGTTAAAGCGGCAGCACCAAAACCCGCATCTCAAGAGTGGGATTATAATGCTATTAAAGAAAGGATGCGAGGAAAATCGATTGTTTTTTGTTTGCCCGGTCGAGGATGCTCTTTTATCTTTTTGAAAGCATTTGTACAACTTTGTTTTGATATTGTACAGAATGGAATGAGCATTCAGATCTCCCAAGATTATTCGTCAATGGTTAATTTTGCGCGATGCAAATGTCTTGGAGCAAATGTTCTAAGGGGACCAAAACAAGTTCCTTGGGACGGAAAACTTGAATATGATTATCAACTTTGGATTGACTCGGATATTGTCTTTGATTCTAACAAATTCTGGCAACTCTGTGATCTTGCTTTGAATGAAGAAGGAGAAGATCGTGAAGTAGTTGCTGGTTGGTATGCAACTGAAGATGGACACACAACTTCTGTCGCACACTGGTTGGAAGAAGATGATTTCCGCAAGAATGGTGGAGTCATGAATCACGAAACTGTAGAGTCTATCTCAAAGCGTAAGAAACCATTTACAGTTGATTATACTGGATTTGGTTGGGTACTGATTAAGAAAGGAGTTTTTGAGAATCTTGAGTATCCTTGGTTTGCTCCAAAGATGCAAGTCTTTGAGTCAGGCGCAGTTCAAGATATGTGTGGAGAAGATGTTTCTTTCTGTCTTGATGCTATTGATAAGGGATACAAAATCTGGTGCGATCCTCGTATTAGAGTTGGTCATGAGAAAACTCGTATTATCTAATGAATAAACTTTACAATGTCCTTTATAAAGGGCGTAAAATTTATAAAGATCTTACTGCAGAAGAATGTAGTGAGATTCTACAAGACTTCTCAGAATCTTTTTTCTCAGGAGAACTAATTGATCCAGAACTTATAGAATTGGAGGAAATCTAAAATGGCAATGAATAAAAAGGAATTTGAATCTGGAGCGCCTAAGAAAACACGTCAAGGTCGTTCTGCTCGCACATTACTCAGTGCAACTTCTCGTAATGGACGTAAGAAAAAATATAGGGGTCAGGGTAAAGGTTAAATAGTTAAAAAGACTATGTATCCACTAGATTGTTACGAAGAATGGAAACATATTCATAATGAAGATCTTTGGGTATATAACAAACTCTTTTTAAATCATATTCTAGGGCATCTCTGCGGACCTGCAGGGGTGCCTGTTCCTTTTTCTGGGTATTATATAGTCCGACCTAGTATTAATTTGCTTGGTATGGGACGTTTTTCTCGTATAGAATGGTTGGAAAAAGAAACGGATCATCTACATCCGGCAGAATTTTGGTGCGAAATATTTGAGGGAACACATTTAAGTGTGGATTTCTATCAGAAAAAATCTTCATTAGTAGTTGTTGGTGAAAAAAATACAGAAGATCCTCTTTACAAGTGGAATAAATGGTATAAGATAGAAAAAAATATAGAGTTTCCTGCGGTTTTAAACAAAATTAAAGGAAACTATGACTGGATAAACTGTGAATTCATAGATAATAAACTAATTGAAGTTCATTTCAGGAGAAATCCTGATTTTAGATATGGAAATTCAATTGCAATTCCAGTTTGGAAAGAAGAAAATTTTAAGAAAATAGAAAATTTAACTTTTATAGAGGATCAAGATTATCTTAGAAAGGGTTTTTATATCGATTTTTGAACATAACGGGATAGAAACCCCGTAAAAAGTTCTGATCTAAAGTATCAGGAGCAAAAAATGACTAAACAAGTCGATAAAGATCAAAATTTTATGAAAAATGAGTGGGGAACTCGGTATTTGTCATCTGAATATGGTTGGGAATCTAAAGTTGAGAAGCAAAAAATGCTTCGTGAGATTGCAAATGATGATTTGACACCGAAAAAACACGATTTTTATCATCAAAACGACATTCATTCAAAAATTAGAAATGATAATGATTATGATGATTGGGAATATGGCACGGAACCCATTTACGAATCAAAAAATCTATGATAAATAATATTAAATTTTAAATTTAATATGCCTTTAGAACGAGTAAGTAGTGGTTTTAAAGATATAAGTATGTCATTTCAGACTAATCCTCTGAATAATGATCTTATTGGAATTAAAAATGAAACTGCGATTGCTCGTTCTATAAGAAATATTGTACTTACTCAACCAGGAGAAAAATTTTTTAATCCTTCTTTTGGTTCTCAAGTAAAAAAATCACTATTTGAAAACCTTGATGATCTTACATCTACCACAATTAAGGATGAAATAGAAAATTCTATTGAAAATTATGAACCAAGAGTTGAATTAATTGATGTTAGTGTTGTTCCAGAGTATGACAATAATTCATTTAATGTCACAATAATCTATAGAATTATTGGTGCAGATGTACAACCCCAACAGTTAGAATTTGTATTACTTCCTTCTAGATAAATGACATTAACAAATTTTTCAAATTTAGATTTTGATCAAATCAAAACAACACTAAAAGATTATTTGAGGTCAAACTCAAATTTTACTGATTATAATTTTGAAGGTTCTAATCTTTCCACAATTTTAGACGTATTAGCATATAATACCTATATTACCTCATATAATGCGAATATGGTCGCAAATGAGGTTTTTATTGATAGTGCCACACTAAGAGAAAATGTTGTTTCTCTTGCTAGAAATATAGGGTATATTCCTAGATCTAGAAAATCTGCAAGAGCGACCGTAAGTTTTTTTGTAGATTTTTCAAATTCAGATACACAAAGTTCTTTTGTGACTCTGAATAAGGGAATAATATCTACCAGTTCAAAAAGTTTTTCAAATCAATCATTTGTATTTTCCATATTAGAGAACATTACAAAACCAGTTCTAAATGGAGTAGCATCTTTTGATGATATAAAAATCTATGAAGGTTCTTTAGTCACCAATAAATTTACATATAGTACAAATAACTTAAACCAGAGATTTATTTTACCAAACTCCGGTATTGATACTGAATTACTTTCAGTATCTGTAGAGAGATCTGGAGTTAAATCAAACTATATCCTTCATAAAAATATTTTAGAAATAGATAAAAACTCTAAAGTATTTTTTATACAAGAAGTAGATGATGAAAGATATGAAATAATTTTTGGAGATGGTATTTTTGGAGAATCTTTGCAGAATAATGATGAGATAGAGGTTTCATATATTGTGTCCAATGGCGAATCTGGAAATGGAATCTCTCAATTTTCTTTTTCTGGGTTATTAAAATCTTCCAATAATGAAAACATTACTTCAGGAATTTCTTTATTAACAACTGGTTTAATTTCATCTGGAGGAGAAGACATTGAATCAATCGAATCTGTTAAAAAATACTCCGGAAGAATATATGCTTCACAGAACAGAGCAGTAACATCAAATGATTATGAATCTTTAGTCAAGAATGTAATATATCCAGAAACAGAATCTATTTCTGTTTTTGGTGGGGAAGAATTGATTCCACCTCAGTATGGAAAGGTCTTTATCAGCATTAAACCTAGAACTGGTGAATTTTTACCAAATTTAATTAAAGAAAATATAAAAACAAAACTAAAGCAATATGCAGTGGCGGGAATAGTTCCCGAAATTCTAGATTTAAAATATCTGTATATAGAAACTGATTCTAAAATTTATTATAATCCAAATTTATCATCTGGCCCGGATCAGGTGTTAACAAGTATCAACTATAATGTAAATAAATATGCAAAGTCTACAGAATTAAATAAATATGGAGCAAGATTTAAATACAGTAAATTTTTGAAAGTTGTAGATGATAGTCATGCTGCAGTTACTTCAAATATTACAAAAATTTCAATACGTAGAGATTTAAGAGTTGTATTAAATTCCTTTGCAACTTATTCTATTGGATTTGGTAATCAATTTCATATTTCAGACTTGAATGGATTTAACATTAAATCATCTTCATTTAGAATGTCTGGAATACAGCAAGATCTTTACTTATCAGATATACCAAACACTGATAGAGAGACTGGAATTATATTTTTCTTTAGTTTGCCAAATAAAAATTCAACTGATTTTAATATTGTAATAAGAAATGCAGGAACTGTAGATTATAAAAAAGGAATTATTAATTTAAATCCATTAAATATAATTTCAGCAGAAAAAATAATAAATGGACAACCCACAATTCAAATATCGACTTCTCCAAAATCAAATGATGTAATTGGATTACAGGATTTATATTTACAACTAGATATTAATAGCAGTTTATTTGAAATGGTTGTTGATGAGATTTCCTCAGGAGCAGATCCTTCCGCATCAAATTATATTGTGTCCTCAAGTTACACTAATGGAAACTTAGTAAGATCCTAAAAGAATATGTCAGAAACCAGAATTAAATTCAATAATATCGTAGAAAATCAACTCCCAGAATATGTAAGGGAGGAGTTTCCATTATTCTCCGAATTTCTAAATCAATATTATATTTCCAATGAATATCAAGGATCTCCAGTAGATTTGATTCAAAATATTGATAAGTATATTAAGTTAGATAATTCTGCAGAAACTGTAACTGATGCAGTATTAAAGGATAGTATATCATTTTCTGACGAAATAATCACCATTGATTTAGAAAAAAGTCCCACAGGAACTGACGGATTTCCAAAATCATACGGTCTATTGCAAATTGACGACGAAATTATTACTTATAGAGAAATTTCTGGAGATTCTTTTGTTGGGTGTGTAAGAGGATTTAGTGGAGTGGTTTCTCACGAATCTGATGGAGCATCAGATCAATTATTATTTAAAACTTCACAATCAAATGAACATGAATCTGGTTCAAAAATAATAAATTTAAGCGTATTATTCTTAAAAGAATTTTTAAGAAAAACTAAGTATCAACTCTTGCCAGGATTTGAATCAAAAGAGTTATATAATTCTATTAACGAAAAACTTTTTATTAAACAAGCAAGGGATTTTTATTCCACCAAAGGAACTGACGAATCCTTTAATATACTATTTAAATGTCTCTATGGTGAGAGTATAAAAATTATACGTCCAAAAGATTATCTATTTAAACCATCAGATGCTCAGTATAATATAACCTTTGACTTTTTAGTTGAATCAATAGAAGGAAATCCATTAGATTTAGTGAATTCTACACTATATCAGGATGAGTATGTATATGGTAGTTATACGAAGTCTTATTCTCCAGTAACAAATGTAGAAACCCTCATCACAAAATCTGGAACAAAATATTATAAATTAAGTTTAGATGCAGGATATTCACGAGACATTAGTGTAGATGGTTCTGTTTATGGGGAATTTAAAATTCATCCAAAAACTAAAGTAATTGATAACCATACAGAATTATCCGATGTAATTACTGTAGAATCTACATTAGGATTTCCTGAAAATGGTCATTTAAGTGTAAACTATACAGATGGAACTTCTGGTATAGTTTCATATACATCAAAGTCAGTAAATCAATTTTATGGATGTTTTAGCGTAGATGGTGGAAATATTAATTCTATTTCAGATGGATCCATAGTATCAATTAACACATTTGCTTATGGAATATCAACCAACTCAGAAAATGAAGATAGTATAATAAAAATTAAAATTAATTCAGCATTAAATCAAGTTGAATTTGATGAAGACTCTGATAATTTCTACCATGTTCCAAATACAAAGATAACTGTAAAATCTTTGGGATTTAATGAGGATGATAACTTTAAATTTAATAACTGGTTATTAAATATTTCTCCAACTTATCACAATTGTTCTGTAGAATTGACAAGTGCAGAAGAGAGAAAATATACTATAACAACAAAATCAAATAATATTTTAAAAAAAGGTGATTTTATAGAGATTGAATCTATAAGTGGATCGAATATAAAAGTAGATCAAGTTTTCAATAAAAAATCTTTTTCAATTAAAGGTATCGATTTATCTCAAGATCTCTTATATTCAATAAGAAGAAAAATATCAAAGGTGAATGTAAATTCACCAAAATATTCAAATCTATTAAAAATTTCATCGGATGTTCAGAATGTTTATGAAAAGGATAATCAATTAATAGTTGCAACAAATTCATTACCAAGATATGAAGATCAACCATTAACTATAAACGATTTTTCTGTTACTGGAAATTTCATTGGAATTAGTACGATTAGTGTAAGTGGCGGACATTATTTTGAAAGTGGGGATATAGTATATTTTACTCCCGCAGATAATGAAAAAGCACCAAATTTACTTGAAGAAGGTGTTTATTTTATAAAAAAAATTAATGATACGGAAATTAAATTATGTAAGAGTAGATCATCAATTTATAAATCAGAATTTGTAGAGTTAAATTTAGATGAAACCTCAACATTTGATGATGCAGATGGTTGCAAAATAGAATTTTATAATTTCAATTCTAAAGAACTATCACCTCAAAAATTACTTAGAGTAATTCCCACAATAACCAATGATAGTAATATCTACGAATCTTTATCTGGACCAATTGGAGTACTGATAAATGGAACAGAAATACTTAACTGCAAATCCACAGATAAAATATATTATGGTGAAATAAAGTCAATAGAAGTATTATCTTCGGGAAGTGGTTATGATTTAATAAACCCCCCAACATTAAATATATCAGATTCTTTGGGTAGTGGAGCATCTGGGTATTGTTCAGTAGAAGGAGAATTGTCTAATATTGAAGTTATTGATCCTGGTTTTGATTATATAGAAACTCCATTAATTAATATAACTGGAGGAAATGGAACAGGAGCAAAGGCATTAGCAAATATTAAACTAATAGATCATGAAATTTTATTTGATGCTCAGAATAACGTAACTGCAGGGAATTCTATTTCTTCAAAAATAGGGTTTTCTACTTATCATAAGTTCAGAAATGGGGAAAAAGTAATCTATAAGACAAATGGATATACTTCTATTGGAGGAATATCTACAAATTCTTCGTATTATGTTTCGGTAAAGTCACCAACAGAAATTCAACTTCATTACAATGTCGATGATTTTAACTCTGGAATCGCAATATCATTTACTTCTACTGGGGTAGGAGAACATAAAATATTAGCATTCAATAAAAAAATTACAGTAGGATCTATTAGTATTGTTGATCCTGGAAGTGGATATCAAAATAAAAAAAGAACTACAACATCATTAGGAATTAGTACTTATTTTGGATATGGTTTGGTTTCTATTGACAATCATGGTTATCAATCTGGAGAAATATTAAAATATTCAGTTGAAGGCACTGAAATCTCTGGTCTATCAAACAATGAAGAGTATTTTGTCACTAAGTTAAGCGATGATAGTTTTACTCTTTCCCAAATAGGTGCTGGAATTACCGAAAAAGATTTTTACTATAAATCAGCACAATATATTAAATTCAATTCTGTTGGTGTTGGTACTCATATTTTTAACTACCCAGAGATAAAAGTAGAAGTTATTGGTGATGTGGGAGTAGGGGGAACAATATCCAAAGATATATTTAAGTGTAAAGTTAATCCAAAATTTACTGGAAGAGTATCTTCTATTTACTTGAATGATAAAGGTACTAATTATGGGTCTTCTGATATTTTAAATTTTAATAGAATTCCAGAGATTTCTTTAGATTCTGGTTCCGGTGCTATATTAAGTCCGGTCGTAAGTGATGGAAGAATAGTAGATGTATCTATTATTTCTTCGGGACAAAATTATAATTCTACTCCAACGATTTCAATAATTGGAGATGGAATTGGTGCAGTACTAAATCCAATTACAGTTAATGGTAGTATAACTTCAGTTAAAGTCATTGAAAGTGGGATTGGATATATTCAAAACAGAACCCAACTAATAGTAAATTCTAATGGAAGTGGTGTAAGTTTATATCCAAATATTCAAACTTGGACTATTAATTTAGTGGAAAGATTTTTAGAATCTTTTGATCAATTAGATGATGGGGTTTTATTTAACTCAATTTCAAATCAAGATCAATTACAATATGGGCATTTATATTATCCAAGAAAATTAAAAGAAATATTAAATGATAATTTGGATCCTCTTAACACCACACATTCTCCATTAATAGGATGGGCGTATGATGGGAATCCAATATATGGACCATATGGATATGCAAATAGAGATGGAAGCGGTGGTATAGTTCAGTTAAATTCGGGTTATTCATTAAAAACTTCACAAGTATTAAATAGACCTAATTTCTCATTAGGATTTTTTATAGAAGATTATGAATATAAAAATAAAAATAATGATACTTATCTAGACGAATATAATGGAAGATTTTGTGTAACTCCAGAGTTTCCTTCTGGCGTGTATGCTTATTTTTCTACAGTAGATTTAACACCATCTATTAGTTTTAATGGGTATAAAAAACCATTATTCCCATATTTTATAGGAAATTTTTATAGATCAAAACCAAACGGATTTAATTTTGTTTCATCTTCAAATCAAGAAAAAATTAACTTGAATGAATTGAAATGTTTAAGAAATACTAATTCATACGGATTAACTGATGAAAATATAAGTTATAATTATTTAAATACAGAAGATTATAGAATAGAATCATCTGAAGTTAAGTCAGTTTCTCCAGGATACATTGAAAATATACAAATAGTAAATCCTGGAGAAGATTATAAAGTTGGAGATAATATCACATTTGATAATACCGGAACATCTGGTTATGGTGCTATAGCAAAAGTTTCTAAAGTTGCTGGTAAAGAAATACAACACGTAAGTGCATCTACGACTAGTGTTAGTAATGTTGAATTTTATCCAGATTTTAAATACAATTCATTTGTTGGAATTTGTGAGAATCCTCATGAATTTAAAAATGAAGAAATAGTATCAATATCGGGATTAAGCACTTCTACGTACACTTTTGATGGTTTACAACTGATCAATGTCTCTAATAATTCTGTATTATTAAAAGAAAATGTTGGTAATGTTTCTTCAACTGGAATAGTAACATATTTTTCAATATATGGTAATATTGATATTTTTACCCCAAATGATATTTTGGGTATAGGAACAGAAAAAGTTAAAGTATTAAATATCGATAGTCTATCTTCTAGAATTAGAGTTTTAAGATCAGTGCATGGAACTGTGGGTTCTGCTCATTCGGAATTCGATTTAGTTCAAGAATATTCAAGAAGAATAATCTTTGAAAATACATATTCCCCTAAGTTTGGGTATAAATCAAATACAGAATTTTATTTTGACCCCAAAGAATCATTGGGATTGGGAGTTGGTATTGGATATACTTTAAGTTTTTCAAATCCAGGGAGTGGAATAACATCACTTTTTATTCCTTCCAAAACAATTTATTTACCAAATCATAAATTAAATACTGGAGACGAATTAATTTATTCCCCCAATGGAGGTTCTTCTATACAAGTATCAATAAATGGAATCTCTAGTGTTTCGTTGTCAAATTATTCTAAAGTTTTTGTAGCAAAGATTTCGGAAGATCTCATAGGAATTGCAACTGTAAAGGTGGGCATTGGTAGTACTGGAGGTTTTGCTGGTATTACTAGCCAAACTAAAAATTCAACAACTTTATATCTTTCGGGAATAGGAACAGCAACTTATCATAGCTTTAAAACAAATTATGGTAAGATATATGGACAAGTATCAAAAAATACAATTACAGTATCCACTGGAAGTACTCATGGGTTAAAAACGGGGGATTTGGTTTCAATAAATGTTAATCCTAAAAATTCAAATACTATAATTATAAAATACAATGACAAAAAAAGAAGATTAATTGTAAACCCAAAAAGTTTTGTATCTTCAGGAATCAATACAATAAATGGAACTATTTCAATTAGTAATCACAATTTTGTAACCGGACAAAAAATAATATACAATACTGATCTCTCCACACAAACTTTAAAAGATAATGAAATTTATTATGTTTTTTCAGTGGATAAAGATACTATAAAATTATCAGATTCCTATTACAATTCAATCTCAACAAATCCTAAAACATTAGAAATAACTTCTCAATCTAATGGATCTATTTCATTAATTAATCCAGAAATAAGACTATATAAAGAATCTGAAGTTATATTTGACTTGTCAGACTCTACCTTATCATATACTTCAAATAATAACTCATATTCTGCATTTAAATTTGAAATCTATACTGATCCATATTTTAAAAATAGTTTTGATATAGTCAATTCCCAAGAAGAGTTAATCATAAATCAACAAGGATCTGTTGGTATTAGTAGTGATGCAAAGATTACCTTAAGTGTAAAAGAAGACTTTCCTGAAAAATTATATTATAGACTAGTTCCTACCTTTAGTGATGGGATTTCTTATCCAAAAGTAAAGGAAGAACTTATAATTGATAATGTATTAGTATCTTCAAATAATACATTATCAATATTAAAAAGTGAATATTCCGGAGATTACCCGATTTTTGTTGGGGTTAATTCTACTTCAACATTTGAATATATTTTACCAAATACTCCCGAAGTTGTTTCTTATTCGTCAACAATTTCATCCTTAATTTATAATACAAGTTCCGAAGATGCATTTGGTCCAATTTCTGAAATAAAAATAACAAGTCCAGGGAGAAATTACTTATCTCTACCAAAAATAACAAAAATAAACTCTAATATTGGAAAAGATGCTTTATTGGATTGCTTTAGTGAATCTATTGGAATAATAAAAAGTACTAAAATCAATAATATAGGATTTGATTTCTCTTCCGATTACACATTATTGCCTAGTAATTATCCAATATTGGTTTTAAAATTAGAATCTTTATATTCAATAGATAAGATAACAGTTTCTTCGTTTGGAATAAATTATATTACTCCACCAAAATTAATAGTAGTTGATGAAAAAACTAAAGAACCAATAACAGACTTAGATTTAGAGTTTTCTTTAAGTGATACTAATGTAAAAATACTGAAAAATACTTCAAATTTAAGTGGACTGACACCAAAAATAATTCCAACGAATAATAATAATGGATTTAGAATAATCAATGTAGTATTTAATTCTATTACTAAAATAGTTACTGTTACATTTACATACAACGGAGATTTTCCATTTGTAGTAGGTGATAATGTATTGATTGAAAATGTGAAGGTATTAGATATTGAAGATAAAGGGTATAATTCCGAAAATTATAGATATTCACTATTTTCTGTATTAAGTACAACACCTAATCCCGGTCTAGGTGAAGGAACAATAACATATAGTTTAAATGATTATTTAAATTCTGAGGAAAATCCCGGTATTTTTGATTCTTCAAATCTCCTAGGAAGAGTAATTCCAGAAAAATACTTCCCATCATTCAACATTTCATTAAAGGTTGGGGAATATTTGACAGGAGAAAGAATAAAGACAGAATTCGCCAACGAGTCTGAAGGGTATATATCAAATTGGGATGAATATTCCGGACTTATAACTATCTCAAATCCAACTAGAGACTTTGAAATTGGCGAAATTATTCAAGGAGAATCTACAGGTTCAAAATCAAAAATTTTAAAAATTTATAAAACTAAATCTACAACTAGTCTTTCTTCAAAAACAAAAGTAAATAAAGGATGGAATCAAAATAGTGGATTTTTAAATGATAAGTTACAAAAACTTCAAGATAGTTTTTATTATCAGAATTTCTCATACTCAATAAAATCAAAAATTGATTATGATACGTGGAAAGATTCTGTCTTAACACTAAATCACCCTAAAGGATTTAAAGTTTTTTCCGATTATCAATTAGAATCTAGTCAATTTGTTGGCATATCCACCACAAAACAGTCAGACCTCTCAATAACATTAGATATTTTCAGTAAGTCTGATTTTAATAATTATTACTTTGATCTTTCATCAGAAACTAGTTTCCAGTTAGATTCAACATTAGTTTCTGACGAAATCATATTTAAGAATAAAACGGTGAAGGATTATATACTGTCCTCCGGAAATTTGGTTTTACCTATTGACGACATAAGTTCTCAATTTGATAGTAGTGATGAGGTATCTAAAAAAGATTTCTCTTTAAGTAGTAATAATTATCCAATATTTAAGAGAATTTTTAATGCATCTAATACATCTATTGTAGATATTGAAGTAAATACGATAGAAATTGAAAATCACTTCTTTGTTACTGGAGAAAAAATATCATATTCAAATGGAACAAATTCAAGTAGCAATTCTATTGGAATTGTTACTACTTATTTTGGGGTGGGAATAGGAACAACCAATAAATTGCCCAATGAGGTATATGTCGTAAAAATAAGCGATAATAAGATAAAACTTTCAAAAAGTGCTGAAGATGCATTAAGTTCAAGTCCAGTAACTTTAGATTTAGTTAATGCTGGTGTAGGTACAACTCATTATTTTTCCTGCTTTGATCAAAATTCTAGAGTAGTAATTTCAATAGACGGAATTATTCAGTCTCCAATTTCATTAACTAAAACCAAGACTTCATTATCTAGTACAGTCTCAATATCAACGAATTTAGTTTATGTTACTGGAATTTCATCATTCTTTAACGGAGACTTCATAAAAATTGATAATGAGATTATGAAAATTAATTCTGTTGGTATTGGATCCACAAATTTAATTAATGTAAATAGATCTTTATTCGGAACACAATCAGAATCACATTCTCAGGGGGCAACAGTTTCTAAAGTTATAGGTAACTATAATATAGTTGACAGTGATATTAATTTTGCATCTCCACCATTAACATTATCAGATCCTTTAGATTCATCAATATTACAAAAGTCAAAATTCCATGGAAGGTGTTTTATAAAATCTGGGTATCCAGATCAGAATAAGAGTACATATAGCAATAACTACATTTTTGACGATGTATCAGATTCCTTTACAGGAATTTCTAGTGGATTTATTCTCAAGAATAATGAAACTAATGTATCGGGAATATCTACAGACAATATAATTTTATTAGTTAATAATATTCCTCAAATTCCATCACCAAATACAAATGAAATATCTTTATTGAATAATTATTATTTGGCAGAAAGTTCTGGAGTAACTACAGTATTTTTTGTAGGTTCTAATAATATTCCCAATCAAAATGATATTAATACAACAAGTTTACCAATAAATGGAGTTATAGTATCTGTTGGATCTAGTGGTGGTTTTGGTTATCAACCATTAGTTTCTGCAGGAGGAACTGTTGTTGTTTCCATATCAGGAACAATTTCTTCGGTTTCCATTGGAAATAGTGGTTCTGGTTATAGAACAGGAGCACAAAATCCAGTTAGAGTTGGTGTTATAACCTCCAATAACAAGACAACTTACATTGGAATTGCATCTATAAGTCAAGGAAATGTTGTTGGAGTATCCATAACTAATCCAGGAATCGGTTATTCATCATTAAATCCCCCAATTTTAGTAATTGATGATCCACTTCCATACTCAAACATACCTCTCATATATTCATCTTCATCTTCTGGAGTGGGAACTGGAGCAAAAGTTGATATTGTTGTTGGAAATGGGTCTAGTGTAATAGACTTTGAATTTAAAAATTTTGGTTATAATTACAAAAAGGGAGATATTTTAACAATTCCTATTGGAGGGTTAGTAGGAATTCCTACAGATACAACAAAGCAGTTGAATAATTTTAATATCCTTGTAGAAGAAGTTAAATCAGATAAATTCTCTGGATGGTTTATTGGGGCACTTAAAGTATTTGATGATATAAGTGGTCTTTTTAACGGAATTACGCAAAGATTTCCATTAACGATTAATAATCAAAGGTTTTCTCTAGTATCAGAAAAAGGTTCTAAAATAAATCTTCAGAATAATTTACTAGTGTTTATAAATGACGTTTTACAAATTCCCGGAGAATCTTATAACTTCACGAGAGGTGATAGGATAATATTTAATGAAGCTCCGAAAGGAAAATCTTCAGATAATGTAGTTTCTGGAGATAAGTGCAAAATACTATTTTATATGGGAAATATTGATTATGATACCGAAACAGTTGATATTGTGGAAAGTATTAAAGAGGGAGACGAACTACAACTTTCATATGATATTTTTTCCCAACAACCACAGAGTTTAAATCAAGATAAAAGAACTATAACATCATTGTATATAAACTCTGCAGAAACAGAATTATATTTTGGTGCCGGAATTTCTCAAGATCAATCTTTATATCGCCCAACATTCGTAAGAAAACAAACTGAAGATAAATTAATAGACTCTTCAATTGTATCTAAGAGTAGAAAGATTTATGAACCCTCAATATATCCAAGTTCTTATATAATAAACACAGTTGGGGTAAATACTACAGTTCTTTATGTTGATAATATAAGACCATTTTTTAATTCATCTAAAGAGTCTTCTTCTGGAAATTTAAATTTCCAAAATGAAGTAACTTTATTATCTCAAGACATAATACAATTTGCCAATGCATCTTCTACAGTATCTTCTGCAGGAACAGTTACATCCATCAATATTATAGATTCTGGTAGCGGTTATACGTCTTCTCCATCAATTATTTTAGAATCTCCAGTGGGATTGGGAACAACTTTTAGGGCAACTGCATCTTCATCCATAAATGGAGGAAAAATATCAAATATTGCAGTAATTTCTGGAGGAACTGGTTATTCTCAATCAAGTCCACCTGAAGTTTTAATCGAACCCCCTTCAATAAAAAAAGAAACCTGTGAAGTAACTGGTTATTTTGGAGATCATGGAATTATTACTGGTATTGCAACGACTTCAATAGTTGGAGTTGCCAGTACCTGTCTTGTTTTTGATCTGTTTATACCAAACAATTCTTATTTAAGAGATAGTTCTATATCAGGGACTGCAACGACTATAAGTGGAATTCAACCAGGAGATTACTTTGTTGTTTATAATTCTAAAGTTGGAAATGGAGTAACTTCATTAAATGCGTCAAACCAAATAGTTGGCATAGGAACATCTGGATTGGATAATGTCTATGTAGTAAGATCAGTATCTATAGCATCTTCTAGTGTTCCAACTGGTGGTCAATCGACAGTAGTAAAAGTTGTATCCAGTGTATCTTCTTATAATAATTTGACTGGATTGGGATTTAGTAATTTTTATGGTGAGTATAGTTGGGGAAAAATAACCCTAGCAAAAACAACATCAACAAATACATACAATACATATAGGAATAATGGAATTACTGGTTTAACTACAGGTGGAGTTGTTATAAGATCTGAACCATTAAGATATTTTGGTTATGTTTTATAATAAATAAATAAAACGATATAAAAAATGTCAGCAATTATAACTGATCAATTTAGAATATTAAATGCTAAAAATTTCTTGAGTTCGGTTTCATCTACACAAAATTCATATTATACATTTGTTGGGTTGCCGAATCCATCTAGCGTTTTATCTAATTGGGATGCCGATCCTCCTTCACATAAGGATAGTTTTAATGATGAAAATATTTGTTGGGAAACTATGATGTCTCTCAAGAAAATTAATAGTGATGATGTTAGGTTAATAATACCAAAAATAACTTGGTCTTCTGGAAGGGTTTATGACTATTATAGAAATGACTATAGCATTTCAAATAGACCCAAAGTATCAGATTCTTCTACATTATATACTTCATTTTTTTATGTTTTAAATAGTGATTATCGAGTTTATATTTGCTTAGAGAACGGAACTAATCCAGAAAATGAAAATGGAAAACCATCATTAGATGAACCGAAATTTATAGATTTAGAACCAAGACCTGCAGGATCAAGTAATGATGGATATATTTGGAAATACTTATATACAATAAAACCTTCTGATATTGTAAAATTTGAATCTACCGATTATATACCAGTTCCTTCAGATTGGGAAACCAGTTTGGAAAATGCTGCCGTTAGAAATAATGCTGTGGATGGGTCAATAAAGACCGTAATCATAAAAAATAGAGGAGTATCGGTAGGTGCAGGAAATCAAATTTATAGGAATGTTCCTATAAAAGGTGATGGTACTGGTGCTGAATGCACTATCATAACCAATTCTGAGCAAAAAGTAGAATCGATAATAATAACAAACCAAGGATCAGGATATACTTTTGGTAGTGTAGATTTAGTTGCGGGCGGAATAACCACCTTTGATACTAGACCAATTTTTGATGTTATCATCTCACCTAAAGGCGGACATGGTGCTGATATTTACAGAGAATTGGGAGCATTTAATGCATTAATATACTCTAGGTTAGAAAATGATGTTCAGAACCCAGATTTTATCGTAGGAAACCAGATATCAAGGGTTGGTATAATTAATAATCCTAAAGTATCTAATGGTTCTATTTTATCTTCAGATAAAGCTAGTGCTTTATATGCACTAAAATTAACTGGTTCTTCATATAATTCAGCAGTTTTCACCCCTGACTCTTTAATAACTCAAACTATAGGAACTGGCATTACTGCTGCAGGAAAAGTTATTAGTTATGATCAAAACACAGGGGTTTTAAAATATTGGCAAGATAGATCTATTGTTGGATTTGCAACTACTGATGGATCCCAACAGACAAATCCCAGTTATGGTTTCAATTTGAATGAATTTACTAGTTCAATATTGGCTGGAGGAAGTTTAGTAATTTCTGGAAATTCTGGAGGAACTTTAACTATTGACTCTGGATTTACTGGCATAGAAACAACAATAAATAATAAAAAATACTACCTAGGACAAAATTTTGTTAGTGGTGTTTCCCAACCAGAAGTTCAAAAATATTCTGGAAATATAATTTATGTAGATAATAGACCATCTATTACTAGGTCATCAAACCAAAAAGAAGATATCAAAGTCATTTTGCAGTTTTAACGAATTATGTCACAGCAAACAAATTTAAATGTATCCCCATATTTTGATGATTTTGATGCAAATAATGACTATTATAAAGTTTTGTTTAAGCCTGGTTATCCAGTACAGGCAAGAGAATTAACAACACTTCAATCTATTTTACAAAATCAAATTACAAAATTTGGGCAACACTTCTTCAAAGAAGGTGCAAAAGTAATACCAGGAAACACTTTTTATAATAATTTTTATGATTGCGTAGAACTTGAAAATGCTTACTTAGGCATCCCAGTATCTTCTTACGCAGATCAATTAATAGGATCTACAATAACTGGCGCATCCTCAGGAGTAACTGCAGTTGTAAATCAAGTTTTACTGCCTCAAAATTCAGAAAGAGGCAATTTAACATTATATATCAATTATTTAACATCTAGTTTAAATAGTTCTTCTCAAACCAAATTTGCTGATGGGGAACAACTGTCATCAAATAACATTGTTATATCACAGTTGCTTGGAACTTCAAATATACCTGTAGGAGAACCATTTGCTGTTACTATTTCTAGAAATTGCACTTCAAGGGGATCTGCATTTTCAGTTAATGACGGCGTATATTTTATTAGAGGGTCTTTTGTAAGAGTAAGTAAAGAAACATTAATACTAGATCAATATTCTTTTGCTCCAAGTTATAGAATTGGGTTTTTTGTCAATGAGCAGATTATAACATCAGATTTAGATGAAAATTTAAATGATAATTCTCAAGGATTTAGTAATTATTCTTCCCCTGGTGCTGATAGGATAAAAATAACAGTTTCTTTGTTTAAAAAGGATTTAAATGATTTTGATGATACTAATTTTATAGAATTAGCAAGGGTAAGAACTGGTGTTATTAGTTATTCTTCAGATAAGTATACTCAATACAATATTTTAGCTGATGAATTTGCAAGAAGAACCTATGATGAATCCGGAGACTATTATGTGACTCCATTTGATGTTGCTCTAAAGGAGTCTCTGAATGACAAATTGGGAAATGGTGGAGTATTTAATTTAACCGATTTAACTGATGGTGGGTCTGTTCCTTCTGACGATATTGCTTTATATCAAATTTCTCCGGGAAAAGCATATATTAGAGGTTATGAAATTGAGGTCATAAACAGCTCTCTTATTGATGTACCTAAACCAAGAACAATAAAAACATTAGAGAATCAGCCTATTACATATAATACTGGATCTACATTCAGACTTAATAGAGTTTATGGTGCCCCAAAAATTGGTGCAGGAAGTGATTATATTCTTAGTCTTAGAGATTCTAGGGTCGGTAATGTTGGGGTGGCATCTACAGGAAAAGAAATAGGAGTTGCAAGAGTATATGATTTTACATTAGAATCTGGATCTTATGATAGTTCTAACCCAGATTTAAATGAATGGAATATATCTTTATATGACATTCAAACAACAACAGAGATAACTTTGAATGAACCAATAACTCTAACTACTCCAACTTTTGTTAATGGAGAAAATAGTGGAGCCACTGGATTCTTAAAAGAATCTGTATCTAATAGTCCTAACATTATTCTTTATCAAACAACTGGCGAATTTTTACCATTCGAATCTCTAGTTTTTGATGGTAATGAATCAATAACTAGAGTTTGTAGAACTGTTACCTCATATGGAATATCTGATGTTAGGTCAGTATACGGTAACGTGGGGACTGCAAGAACTTTCTTCGCAGACATTATTCAAACGAACAAATTTAATGTTGGAGTATCTAGTATTGTAGTAAATGGTTCTAATATTAATATCACTAGCTCAAATCCACTTTTTCCAGGAAAAAATGTAAAGGTTGGAGAAATAGTAAAATATACAAATCCTTTAGATACATCTCTACCATATTATGCAAAAGTTAGTCAAATTAATGGATTTACCGTAGTAGCATCTGAAGTTTCTACAGTATCAAACTTTATTATAGGATTTGTTCCTGATCAGAATATAACAGTAAGTGATTTAGAAATTTTAACAACATCATTAGTATCATCTCAAGATAATACTCTATATTCCAAGTTACCAAAAAGTAATATTTCAAATCTAGATTTGACAAATTCTACATTAACAATTAGAAAAACTTTTGATAATCAAGTAATATCTTCAAACAGGCTAATAGTTTCTTTATCTGATCAAAATGAAACTTTCTTACCGTTTGATGAGGAAAGGTATTTATTAACAAATTCAAATGGAAATACACAAGTATTAACTAGCGATAAATTTTCTATTGTTGGAAATACTTTGACAATTAGTAATTTAACAAATGATTCTAATGCAACTTTAGTTTCTACGATAAGAAAAAGTAAACCAAAAGAAAAAATTAAAAAGAAAAATAGAGTAAATTATATTATAGTCGATAAATCAATATTAGAGGGGTCTGGTTCAGGGCAAGATACTCTAGATAATGGATTAACATATGGAAATTATCCATATGGCACTAGAGTTGAGGATAACTTAATATCATTAAATTATCCAGATGTAATCGAAATTCATGGAATATATGAATCGAAAGGGACTTCCAGTGCTAATGCACCATCTCTTCTACTTTCTTCTATAGGAAGTCAGAGTGGAAAGACTTCCGATTTAATACTGGGAGAAAAGATTACAGGAGAATCTAGTGGATCTGTTGCCATCCTAGTTGAAAGAAAATCAGATTCAGAGATTAGATATACTCCAAAAAATAATGTTTCGTTTAAAATAGGAGAAACTTTATTATTTGAAGAATCTGGCATTAAATGTATTCTAGCATCTTCAGACTTTGAGAGTAGTGATGTTACTACACACTACTCGTTTAGTTCAGGTCAAAAATCTACTTTCTATGACTATTCTACAATAATAAGAAAGTCAAATTTCAATTCTCCCACTAGACAATTAAAAATATATTTTTCAAACGTCTATTATGATTCTTCCGATGAAGGTGATATAACCACCAGAAATTCTTATTTAGAATGTGATTATTCAAAGGAAATTGGATCAGTTGATGGTAACAGGTTGACTGATATAATTGACATTAGACCAAGAGTTTCTCCATACACTACATCAGTTGATACAAGATCTCCTCTAGAGTTTTATGGAAGATCTTTTACTTTATCAGGAAATTCTGCCAAAAATTCTTTGGCATCTGATGAATCTATAGTACTTAATTACTCTTTTTATCTTGGAAGAATTGATACCATATATTTAAATAAAACTGGTTCATTACAAATAAAAACAGGAGTTCCTTCAGAGTCTCCTGAAAAACCAGTTCCAGTAGATGATTCCCTAGAAATATCTACTATTAATTTACCACCTTACCTTTATAATACATCAGACGCATTCATAAAACTCACAGAACATAAGAGATATAGAATGCGAGATATTAAAGTTCTTGAAGATAGAATAAGAAATCTTGAATATTATACAAGTCTTTCTCTATTAGAAACAAAAACTTCAAATCTTTTAATCCAAGATTCTAATGGATTAAACAAATTTAAATCTGGGTTTTTTGTAGATAATTTTTCCGATCAAAATGCCCCCATACAAGATCTCTCTTTAGGAAAGAATAATTGCATCCACCCAGAATCACAAGAATTGAGACCTAATGTGGATGTTCAAAACATTAGTCTACTTCCTTATAATGACAAATTAAATATCGTAGATGATGACAATTACATAGAAGGGGACAATGTAGTTATTAATGATGGTATAATTACTTTGCGTTATACTGACGCACTTTGGAAAAGTCAAAACATAGCTACTAGAACGGAAAGTGTAACCCCATTTATTTTAAACTATTGGAAAGGTTTTATTGAACTTACTCCATCAACAGATACTTGGTTTGATACCCCCAAAAAATTGGAGGCAGAAAATTTTATTGTTGATGTTGGTGATATAGATTTATATAAAAAGGTATATAATCTCAATCAATCTGGGGAATTAATCACATATAATGATTGGAAAACTACTTGGTCAGGAGTTGCAGATAGAACAACTGAAGATACAAAATACAATCTAAGTGATGTTACTAGAAACGGTTACGTAACAAATACTAGAATCTATAACCAAACAACAATTACTACCTATGAATCTGGTTCTACTTCTAGAACAGGAACTAAAATAACACTAGAACCAACTACGGGAAATTCAATTTCTGTTGGGGAAAGAGTAGTTAAAAGAGATAATTCTCAGTTTATAAGGTCTAGAAATATTCAATTTGAAGGAAAAGGTCTTCTTCCTGGAACTGAATTAACAGCATATTTTGATGGAATTGATGTAACAAATAGTTGTTTTCCAAAATTACTTGAGATTCAAATGATTTCGGGTACTGGTAAATTTACTATTGGTGAAGATGTTATCGCTAGTTTTAATAATGGAAGTTCTTTGGAGCACCGTGCAACAGTTCGAGTATGTCACCCAAGACATAAATCTGGACCTCATAGAGTTATAAATCAAAATGATTTTAAAACATATTTCAAATTTAACCCTTATACTGGGGAAGAAATTTCAAATGACTACAGTGAAACCTCAGGCATTTTGAACATAGACACTTACATCTTGTCTGATGTCGGGACTCTTGGATATGGAGGTATTATTTTACCTGATATGATTCTGGAAGGAGTTACTTCAAAAGCAAAGGCAAGAGTTCTTCGAACAAGATTGAAAGTAGATTATAGTTCTAATGTTCTTGGAAGTTTCTTTATATATCCTGCAAATAATTCTTTAAATAAATTTTCAACAGGAACAAAAACATTTAAATTAACTGACAGAGTATCTACAGATGCTCAAGAAAACTTTACTGCTAGTGGTTTTGTTGAAACAGTTCAACCAACTACAATTTCAACAAGATCTTATAAATTAGCATCAAAGGAAATATTAGAAACTGGATCGTCCCAAGAAAGAATATTGGGTACTGATGTAACTCAAGAAACGGTATCTAATACTAGGGTAGATAACACTCCACCTCCACCCCCACCTCCAGTTTACACTTATTCGCCTCCCTCAACACCTGCACCTACACCTGCACCTGCTGCACCTGCACCACCCCCACCAACACCTGCTGCACCTGCACCAACCGTCCAGATTAATTATGACGGCCCTGTTTATGCTCAGGCTGCTAGAGAAAGGTTAGGTGATGCAGCGGCTAGTGTAGGACTACCTAGAAATATATCCGAAACAGCAAGACAACTTGGAATTGATATTCAAAGGACAGCCGGTGGAAATTTAACAGAACAATCCGGTAATCAATTAGTAAGAGCACTTAGACAAGAAGGCGCAAAAATTTGTGCGCGAGATCCACTAGCACAATCATTCTCAGTTGGAGCAAAAGGAGTATTTTTAACCAAATGTGTTATTTACTTCAATTCAGTTCCTTCAACTGATGGTCTTACTGTAGATCTGGAAATCAGACCTATAACAAATGGAACAGTGTCTGGGGGACCAAACCCATCAGATTATATTTTAGATGGTTCTCAAGTTTCCAAATTACCATCAGAAATAACCATTTCAAGTGATGGATCTTTAGGTACAGAATTTGTATTCAAACGTCCAATTTATTTGGAAGGAAACAAAGACTATGCCGTTTGCCTATTGTCACAATCACCAGATTATTCGGTATTTATTTCAAGAGTTAATGAAAATGATTTAATTACAAATTCTTTTGTATCAAATCAAGAAGATTTTGGATCACTTTTCAAATCACAAAATGGAACTACGTGGGAACCTAGCCAATGGGAAGATTTGAAGTATCAACTCTGGTGTGCAAATTTTGTTAGATCTGGATTTGTTAATTTCTATAATCCAAAACTTACAAACCAAACTCTAAAGTATTCTAAAAAATTATCTCCAGATTCAGTTATACTCAATTCTAGAAAGGTTAGAGTTGGTTTAGCATCCTCATTGCCCAGTAATTCTGGATTGGTAATAGGAAACACTGTTTTACAGTCAAATTCAAAAGGAACTGGAAATTATGTTGGCAGTGCTGGATCTGCTTTTGGGCAATTAACTTTAATTAATCCTGGAATAGGATACACTCCATCATCTGGATCATTTATTTTCAATAATGTCAATTTAGAATCTATTTCTGGAGATGGAAGAAATGCAACTGCTAATGTAACAATAGTTAATGGTGAAGTTGGTATAGCAACAATTGTAAATGGAGGAGTTGGTTATAAAATTGGAGATGTGCTAGGAATTTCCTCCATAGGATCTCTAAATGTCGGATATGGAGCAAGAGTTTCTATTTCTAGTATATCAAGAATAAATGAAATAATACTTGATAATGTTCAAGGTGATTTCATTGTTTCTGGATCACCGTCATTACAGTATAAAAATAATGTTGGTTCAACTGTAAACTTAAATATAGCAGTTAGCAATTTGATTACAGTTTCGGATGGATTGCATATAAAGGTTAATCAAAAAAATCATGGAATGCATTCATCACAGAATCATTTAATTATCTCTGGAGTTGAGAGTGATATTGTGCCAACAAAATTATCGCAAAAAATTACTGCTAGTTCTATATCTTCAGGTGATTCCATATATGTAGACAGTTCTAGTGTGTTCCAAACTTTTGAAAATGTTGGTGTTGCTTCAACAAATCCTGGGTATCTTTTAATTGGAAATGAAATAATACCTTACGAATCAGTTTCCAATGGACAAATTAATGGAATAGTGACAGCACCCGAAAAGGATTATGATATTGGAACACCCGTATATAAGTATGAATTGGGAGGAGTATCATTAAGAAGAATTAATAAGCAACATGAATTATCCACGGTGGATACCTCAATTATCAATGAACCAATAACATTAGATTCATATCACATTAAACTTGATATGTCTTCGGATGGAATTGATAGATCTGTAGAAACATCTTTACCAAAACTCTATATCAATGAAACTAAATCTACTGGGGGGTCAGATATTTCGGCATCTAATAATATACAATTTGAATTAATTGAACCAATTATTCCAAATACTACAGTAAATGGAACATCAATAAGTGGATCTATTAAGACAATACAGGGAACAAGTATAAGTGGAAATGAATCCTCATTCTTAGATGTAGGTTTTGAACCTATCTCAATATACGAAAACAACAATTTAAATTCACCAAGACTTATCTGTTCTGATATAAATGAAGTTGAGAACTTACTTAATGAGAAATCTTTCAATTTAAGAATTGATCTATCATCAAATAATAGTTTACTGAGTCCTACAATCGATGCTAGAGCATCATCTATCACTCTGGTCACAAATAGAGTTAATAATATTATAACCGATTACTCTACCGATAGTAGAGTAAATAGTGCAATTGATGACCCAACTTCATTTAAATATGTTTCTAAAGAGGTTCAACTGGAGACTTCATCATCATCAATAAAAATTATATTAGATGCACACTTGACTCCAGATTCAAATGTTCGTGCTTTTTATGCAATTAGTGATAATCCGAATTTTTCTCCAATATTCATACCTTTCCCAGGATATTTGAATTTGAACAAATATAAAGAAGTTATAAATTTTGAAAATAGTGACGGACTTCCTGATGACTATATTGCACCATCAACAGTGCTTGGATTTAATGATGTTGATTTTAGAGAACATACATTTACAGCAAATAATCTACCTTCATTCCGTTATTTTAGAATAAAATTAATAGGAACATCTACCAATCAAGTTCATGTTCCTAGAATTAAAAATCTAAGAGTTCTTGCCCTAGCCTAAATTATGAAATATATTAAAGTAAAGGATAATAGTGATTTGGTAAGAGATATTACCACAAATTCTATTATCAACACAAACATAAACGAATATCAAAGATACTTGTCTATGAAAATGGATAAGGATAATGAAAATAAAAAAATGAAGGAATTTGAAAATGATTTAAATAATATTAAAAATGATATTAATGAGATAAAATTTTTATTGAGGAGTTTAATAAATGAATCCTGACGAAATTAAGTTGGATAATTTGAGTAAAAGTTTTGAGTATTTTAAATATTGCTCAGAAATAGATTCTATTGATAATGTTGATAAACTAAAAGATATTGCTAAATGTTATTACAAGTTATATTTGAAACAGCAAGAAGTTATATCAAATCTTTCATTTATTAATTTTACATAAATATTTTTAAGAGGTAATAAAAATGGCACAACCATCTACCAGACAAGAATTAATAGATTATTGCAAAAGAAAACTTGGTGCTCCAGTTTTGGAAATAAATGTTGCAGATGAACAAATTGAGGATTTGGTAGATGACGCTATACAATTTTTTCAAGAACGGCATTTTGATGGAGTTTATCCCACATTCTATAAGTATAAAGTAACAGCACAAGACATTGCTAGAGGACGGGCAAGAGGTTTAAATCAAAACTCTGTGGGTATTGCGACAACTAGCGTAACAACTAGTATAGTAGGAACTGCTACTACTTTTTCTTATGAAGAAAATAGCAATTATTTACAAGTTCCCCCTAATGTTATAGGAGTAAATAAAATTTTTACTTTTGATGGTTCCAATACAATCACTCATAATATGTTTAGTGTAAAATATCAATTATTTTTAAATGATGTTTATTATTGGGGGACTACTGAACTTTTAAGTTATGCAATGGTAAAAACATATTTGGAAGATTTGGATTTCTTATTAAATACACAAAAACAGATAAGATTTAATAAAAGACAAGATAGGTTGTATTTGGATATTGATTGGGGATCAGTAACAGAAAATCATTATTTTATTATAGATTGCTATTCAACTTTAGATCCAAATGATTATTCAAGGGTTTGGAATGATTCATTCATAAAACCATATTTAACTTCTCTTATTAAAAGACAATGGGGACAAAATATGATGAAATTTACTGGAGTTAAACTTCCAGGGGGAGTAGAGTTAAATGGAAGACAAATGTATGATGATGCCCAAAAAGAAATTGATATTTTGATGGAAAAAATGTCAAACACTTATGAACTTCCACCATTAGACATGATTGGTTAATTTATGTTAAATCCATTTTTTCTCCAGGGATCAAAATCAGAACAAGGTCTCATACAGGACTTGATCAATGAACAATTGAGAATGTATGGTATTGAAGTTTATTATCTTCCAAGAAAATATATCACAGAAAAAAAAGTAATTAGAGAAGTTATTGAGTCTGAATTCTCAAATGCATATCCAATAGAAGCTTATTTGGATAATTTTGAAGGATATGGCGATAATACAACTATATTATCTAAATTTGGAATACAAGCACTAAATGAAATTAATTTGATAATTTCTAGAGAAAGATTTAAAACTTACATTTCACCATTGATAGAAAATATACCAAATATTAAATTATCCACAAGACCAAAAGAAGGGGATTTGATATATTTTCCACTTGGAGACAGAATTTTTGAAATAAAATATGTAGAGCATGAGAAACCATTTTATCAACTTCAAGGACTTTATACATATCAATTAAAATGCGAATTATTCCGTTATGAAGATGAATTGATTGATACTGGTATAGGAGAAATTGATGATAATATTAGTGGTAGTATTGGGGAGGATACTACTCCAATTGGTGCAATACAAAAACTTCAGATGATAGGGATTGGCATAACTGCATCCGCAGTTACAGGAGTTGTAAATGGTGGTATTAGATTAATAACAATAACAAATAGAGGAGGGGGATATACAAATACTCCAACTGTAGGAATTTCTTCAGCACCATTAAATGGACAAACCGCTTCAGCAATTGCCAAAATGATAAGCGGAATAGTGGTATGTAATGATAACACTAATCCATCAGCACAATCAGTTCAAAGTGTTGAAATTGTAAATCCCGGTTATGGATATACTATAACTCCTGGGGTTAGATTCATTGGAGGAGGAGGTAGTGGAGCAACTGCAAAGGCAATATTAGGCAACGGTATAGTTGGAATTATAACTGTTACTAATTCTGGTTCTGGTTATGTAAATCCTCCAGCAATAACATTTGTCGGACAATCAACAATTTCTGCAGCAGCAACTGCAGTAGTTTCTGCTGCAGGTTCAATAACTTCAATAAGAATTACAAACGCAGGTCTTGGATACACCCAATCACCAATGATGTCTATTGGTAATCCTCCACTCACTTCAAGTGGAAGTTTTGTATTTAATGAGATTGTAACCGGAAATCAAAGTGGAGTAACTGCTAGAGTTAGGTCTTGGAATACAGTCACGAATGTATTAGAAGTTTCTAATGTAAATGGACAATTTATACCAGGAGAAACCATAGTAGGTTCTGCATCGAGTGCATCTCATCATTTAAGAAAAGTAGAAACTGCTTCTATCAAGAATGGTTTTACTAATAATGATGAAATTGAAGAAGAAGCAGATACAATAATAGATTTTACTGAAAGAAATCCTTTTGGAATGCCCTAAATAGAAAATAATCAATGATTAAATAATATTAAAGGAATGTAAAAGTATGTTTGAATATTTTTATCACGAAGTTTTAAGAAGCACAGTGGTTGCATTTGGTTCTCTATTTAATGATATAAGTATTAAACATACTGATAGTAATAAAAATGTAAAAAGTGTAATTAAGGTTCCTCTTGCGTATGGACCAACTCAAAAATTTCTTGCTAGATTAGAACAATCACCAGATTTGAATAAACCGGTACAAATTACACTCCCAAGAATGTCTTTTGAATTTACTGGATTGACCTATGATCCATCAAGAAAGGCAACAACAACTCAAACATTTACTTTGAAGTCTTCTTCAAATGGTGCTGAAACAAAAAAAGCATATCTACCAGTTCCTTATAATATGCAATTTGAACTTAGTATTATGTCTAAGCTCAATGATGATGCACTACAAATCATAGAGCAAATTTTACCATATTTTCAACCCGCATATACTATGACGGTAGAACTAATTAATGAAATTAATGAAAAAAGAGATATTCCTATAATCTTAGAAAGCATTGCGATGCAAGATGATTATGAAGGAAACTTTTTATCGAGAAGAGTATTATTATATACATTAAGATTTACTGCAAAAACTTATCTTTTTGGACCAGTTTCTTCTGCAACAAAAGATATTATCAAAAAAACTACAATTGGTTATGTTGCTGGAGATACCACAAATTCTCCAGCAAGAGAAATTGTTTATTCTGCTCAACCAAGAGCAATCAAAAATTATACGGGAAATGTTTTAACATCTTTAACCAAAGATGCAAGTACAGAAGATATACTAATTTATGTTAGCGATTCGTCATCTATAGTTTCCAATACATATCTTGATATTGAGGGGGAAGAAGTATACGTAAAACTTGTTTCCGGGAATACTATTACAGTAGAAAGAGGTAGAGATGGAACACCAATCACCTCTCATTTAATTGGAGCAGAAGTAAAGTCTATAACAACTTCCGACAATATGTTAATAGAAGATGGTGATGATTTTGGTTTTAGTGGTTCAAATTTATAACTTTTATAGAAAATGACAAAAAAATTTGATAACCTGAATCAGACTTTTAACACAAGTGCTGAGATTATATCTAAAAAAATAGATACTAATATAGAAAATATAGAGACACCTACTTCTAGTATTTCAGATGATATTAAAAAAGATTATGAATATACTAGGGGAAATTTATATTCATTAATAGAAAAGGGACAAGAAGCTATTAACGGTATTCTTGAATTGGCACAAGAAAGTGAAATGCCTAGAGCATATGAGGTTGCTGGACAACTTATTAAAAGTGTTGCAGATGCCACAGATAAATTAATGGAACTTCAAAAAAAATTAAAAGATGTAGAAGAAAATAAAATAAAAGGACCAACAACAGTCAATAATGCATTGTTTGTTGGATCTACATCAGAACTAGCAAAATTTTTAAAACAACAATCCCAAGAAAGTATAGAATAATAAATATAAAAAGGTACTTAATATAGTTCAATGCCTAAGTTGAAATCTCATAAAACAGTTGAGCAAATTGCAAAAAAACATCGTCTTGATGTTTCCTTTATACAAAATCAACTTGATATGGGAGAACCTATTGAGCACGAACACACTAAAGATCATAAATTAGCACGAGATATTGCTCTTCAACATCTTGATGAGATTCCAGATTATTATACTCGTTTGAAAAAAATGGAAGCATCCGCTAAAAAGAATCATAAAAAATTTAAGGATGTAAAAGAAGAAACTAAATCGGGAGATGAAAGTCTCCGTGATTGGTTTAAAAAATCTAGTGGAACAGATCCAAAAACAGGAAGAAAGGTGAAAGGATGGGTTCAACTAGGAGGTCCATTTGCTGGTGCTCCTTGTGCTCGCCAGCCAGGTCAAACTTCTACACCAAAATGTGGAAGTTCTAAAATGGCAGCAAATCTTTCTCCAGAAGAGGAAGAAAAAGCATTTAGAAGAAAGAATAGAAACGATCCAAATCAACCAGAAAAAAAGAACGCATCAAAACCAACTAACGTAAGAACTGAAGAAATGGATTTACAAGAAAAAAAGAAGTCTGGAAAAAAAGATGCGTGCTATAATAAAGTAAAGTCTAGATATGATGTTTGGCCGAGTGCATATGCGTCCGGAGCACTTGTAAAATGCCGTAAAGTTGGTGCTGCAAACTGGGGAACTAAATCTGAGGAAACTATGCACGAAGAAGAAAGATACTGTCCTTTATGTGATAAAAGAGAAACAAGATCTGAATGTTCTTACGGAGAAAAAGTTTGGGATAAAATCTCAATTAAAGATGAAGAATATTCAATGGCAAGGTCAGAACTTAAAACCATTGAAGATGCGGTAAAAAGACTTAAAGCAAAAGTCGGTAAAGGTGAAGGAGATCTAGAAGCATGGGTTCAATCAAAAATCACTAAAGCAGCAGATTATATTGATACTGCAGCAGATTATATTTCAAGTGGAGAGATGGAAGAGGGAATAAGTTTTGAAGTAAATCCTAAAGATATTAGAAAATCTAAACGTTCTACAAGTATTAGAAATCTTTCTCAGCAAGGTGCAACTGAAGGAGAAAGAGAGGCGGCACAATCAAAAAGAAAAGAACCTAGAATGCCTTTGGTGAGACCTGGAGATACTAATATTAGAAACATAAATGCCGAATACGAACCATCCATAGTAGATAAAATTTTATCAGAACTAGGAGAAAGTGGTCCATGTTGGAAAGGTTATAAAAGAAAAAAAGGAACTTCTAAATTCGAAAAAGGTTCTTGTGTAAAATCAGAAAATGTTTCTATTGAAGATGCAAATGGAAATACATTTGCGGAAGTTATTGATATTATTAAACCTGAACCAATTAAAGGATTTAAGTCTCAAGTAAATGAAGCGACAAGACTTCAGGCACAAACAGGGAATGTAATTGGAGTAACTTTAAATTGGAGAGGAAAATATTATTCTCTTAAAATGTTTTTCCCTCAGGTGAAACTCCCAACACGTAAAGAAATAAATGATGAACTTCAAAAAGTTTATCCTGGATCAATAGTTGTTTATCATTCAGTTTCTGAAATTCAACCAGGAAAACCATTAATTCAAACATTTAGTCCTCAAGGTGGAAGTTCTGCTAAATTAGGTCCAAGTAAAAATTATGTAAAACCCATGGGAATGATGGGAGAAGAAGTTGAGGTTGATGAAGACTGGCAAAAAGTAAATCGTCAAGATAGAACTGATGGTTTGAGTTCTGCTGCAGTAAAGGCATATCGTAGAGAAAATCCAGGTTCAAAACTTCAAACTGCAGTAACTGAAAAAAATCCTACAGGTAAGAGATCGGATCGTCGTAAATCATTTTGCCGTCGTATGTCCGGAATGAAGTCTAAACTTACTTCAACAAAAACAGCAAGAGATCCAGATAGTAGAATTAATAAAGCACTTAGACGTTGGAATTGTAATTAATTTTTAGGAGTTCGTTATGACAAATAATGATGTTTATCTTGGCAATCCGTTATTAAAAAAAGCGAATACCACTCACGAATTTACTGAAGAGCAAATTCTTGAAATTTCTAAATGCATGAGTGATCCTGTTTATTTTGCAAAAAATTATGTAAAAATTGTAACTCTTGATCATGGATTGCAACCATTTAAAATGTATCCATTTCAAGAAAAACTTGTAAATAAATTTCATGCGAACAGATTTAATATCTGTAAGATGCCTCGTCAGACGGGAAAATCAACTACAGTAGTATCTTTTCTCTTACACTATGCAGTATTCAATGATAATGTAAATATAGGCATACTAGCAAACAAAGCAGCGACCGCTAGAGAACTGTTAGATAGATTGCAGACAGCATATGAAAATTTACCAAAGTGGATGCAACAAGGAATTATCTCTTGGAACAAGGGTTCTTTGGAACTTGAAAATGGAAGTAAAATCTTGGCTGCTTCTACTTCTGCTTCTGCAGTTCGTGGTATGTCATTCAACATTTTATTTTTGGATGAATTTGCGTTCGTCCCAAATCATATTGCAGATTCATTCTTTGCTTCAGTTTATCCTACGATTACTTCGGGTAAAAATACAAAAGTAATTATAGTATCAACTCCACATGGTATGAACCATTTCTACCGAATGTGGCACGATGCAGAAAAAGGTAAGAATGAGTATATATTTACAGACGTTCATTGGAGTGAAGTTCCTGGAAGAGATGAGGAATGGAAAAAGCAAACCATATCAAACACTTCGGAACAACAATTTAAAGTTGAGTTTGAATGTGAATTTTTAGGATCTGTTGATACTTTAATTGCTCCATCAAAATTAAGATCACTTGTTTATGATCATCCCAAGACGCGCAGTGCGGGATTGGATGTTTATGTGGATCCTGAAGATAACCATGATTATCTTATTACAGTAGATGTTGCAAGAGGAGTAGGAAATGATTACTCTGCATTTACTGTTGTTGATATAACTGAATTTCCCCACAAAGTAGTTGCAAAGTATAGAAATAATGAAATAAAACCTATGCTTTTTCCAAGTATCATTGATGAAGTTGGAAAAAGTTACAATGATGCTTATGTGTTATGTGAAGTTAATGATGTCGGGGATCAAGTGGCAAGCATTCTTCAATATGATTTAGAATATAAAAATTTACTAATGTGCTCAATGAGGGGAAGAGCAGGTCAAATTGTAGGTCAAGGATTTTCTGGAAAGAAAACTCAACTTGGCGTTAAGATGTCAAAGACTGTTAAAAAAGTTGGGTGCCTCAATCTAAAGACAATGATTGAGGAAGATAAGTTATATCTAAATGATTATGAGATTATTGCAGAACTCACCACATTTATCCAAAAACACAATTCATTTGAGGCAGAAGAGGGGTGTAATGATGACCTTGCAATGTGTCTAGTGATTTATGCTTGGTTAGTAGCTCAAGACTATTTTAAGGAACTTACCGATCAAGACGTAAGAAAGCGTTTATATGAGGAGCAAAAAAATCAAATAGAACAAGATATGTCGCCATTTGGATTTATATCTGACGGATTAGATAATAGTAGTTTTGTAGATAATGATGGGGATAGATGGTTTGTTGATGAATATGGAGATAGGTCATATATGTGGGAATATATGTAATGGACATAAACACTCAGATAAAGTTTGGCCATTTACTCCTCACAGATAGAAAATGTAGAGTATGTGGGGAGATAAAAAATTTAATAGATGGATTTTATAGAACAAGAAAAGATAGAGGTCCAGTGGCGTCATCATATTCATATGAATGCAAAAATTGCACAATAAAAAGAATAGTTTCAAATAAAATAGTATTAAACGTTATAGGTAAGTGGGAATATCCAGATTGGTAAATATTCACGTCAAGTTTCCCCTGCGTAAAGTATTTTTTTAATAAATATTTTTTAGATAAACTGAGATTTTACGGAGAAAAAAATGGCGACTCCTCAATTATCTCCAGGCGTACTCGTCAGAGAGGTTGACTTAACTGTAGGAAGAGCTGATAATGTTTTAGATAATATTGGAGCAATTGCAGGTCCCTTTCCAATTGGTCCTGTTAATTATCCAATTGATATTACAACTGAGCAAGATTTAATCAATACTTTCGGAAAACCAATTTCGACTGATGCGCAATATGAGTATTGGATGAGTGCATCTTCCTATCTCTCCTATGGTGGTGTTCTTAAAGTTGTTAGAACTGGTGGAGAAACCCTCAACAACGCAAATGCCGGTGTTGGTGCTGCATCAACCGCATCTTTAGGTATTGACAATTACGATGATTATATTAATAATCATTCGGAAGGAAATAACTTTACATTTGCTGCGAAGAATCCAGGTTCTTGGGCAAATGGTCTTAAAGTCTGTGTTATTGATGATCTAGCAGATCAAACTATTGGTATTGCAACAACCAATGTTGGTGCTCTTGGAGCGCAAATTGGTTTTGGTGTTACTGCTGTACTCAATAATGTTGTTGTTCCTGGCGCAGGAACAACTTCAACTTTTAATGGATACTTAAAAGGTATTATTACTGGTGTTACAACAGATGCAACTAATAGTGCAAGTAGCATTAACGTAAAAATTGTATCAAGAGTTTCTTCTACAGGAACTGAGACGCAAATTAGTTATGCAGAAGGTTCGGAATTTGCTTCATATGTAGCATCTTCAACTCTTACCTTTGTAAATAATTCCGGTATTAATACAGGAACTACAGCTAGCGCAACATCAGTATCCGATTGGTACAATAACCAAACTTTAGGTTTAACAAATACTACAATTTATTGGAAGTCTATTGCACCAAAACCAGTTTCAAACCAATATGTTCTTGAGAGAAACGGTAAGAATGATGCAATTCACGTTGTAGTTGTTGATGATCTCGGATCTATTACTGGCAATCAAGGAACTCTTCTTGAGAAGCACGTTGGTCTATCCAAAGCACTAGATTCAGTTTCAGCGGTCAATTCCCCACAAAAGATTTGGTATGAGCAATATCTTGCAGATTTCTCATCTCAAGTTTATGCTGGTGGAAATCCTTCAAGTGCAGCGGATTCTTACTGGGGAACAGCACCAAGAGCAACTGGATTTACAACGTATTCTGGTGTTGCTTCTGCTTCATTCACCCCAGTTTCTACTGCAAATGGTCTTTGGGGATCATCTGCACAAGATATAACATTTAGTGCAATTGGAAACAAAACATATACCTTAACCGGTGGTGTTGATTATTCCTCTGCTGGCGGGATGAAACCAACTCTTGCAGATTTGATCACATCTTACGATAAGTTCTCCAACAAAGATGAAGTTCAAGTTGATTATCTGATTATGGGTCCTGGATTGGATTCTGTATCACAGTCTCAAGCAAAAGCAGGTTATTTAATCTCACTTGCAGAGCAAAGAAAAGACTGTATTGCTGTGATTGGACCACATAGATCTGATTTAGTTGGACAAACTAATACAACAACTCAGACAACAAATCTTATTAAGTTCTTTAGTGGAGTCAATAGTTCTTTACCATCTTCATCTTATGCGGTATTTGATAGTGGATATAAGTACACTTATGATAGATTTAATAATAAGTTCGTATATATTCCTTGTAACGCTGATGTTGCAGGTCTAATGTGTCGCACTAACATTGTTGCATATCCTTGGTTCTCTCCTGCTGGACAGCAAAGAGGAATTATTAACAATGCTATCAAACTTGCTTATAATCCAAGTAAGGCACAAAGAGATCAACTCTATCCACAAAGAATTAATGCTATCGTAACTCAACCTGGAATTGGAACTCTTCTCTTTGGTGATAAGACTGCTCTTGGATATGCTTCGGCATTCGATAGAATCAATGTTCGTCGCTTGTTCCTCACTATTGAGCAAGCACTTCAAAGAGCTGCTCAAGCACAACTGTTTGAACTGAACGACGAACTAACCAGAGCAAACTTTAAGAATATTGTTGAACCTTATCTCCGTGATGTTCAAGCAAAGAGAGGTTTGTATGGATTCTTCGTTGTTTGTGATACCACAAATAATACACCAGATGTTATTGATAACAATGAATTTAGAGCGGATATTTTCTTAAAACCAGCAAAATCTATTAATTATGTAACTCTTACTTTTGTTGCAACTCGTACTGGAGTAAGTTTTGAAGAGGTTGCAGGTACTGTTTGATATTATTATTCAACAAATAACTCAAGGAGGTAACAATCGTGGCAAGACTTAAAACAATCTCTGATTTCAAAAGTGCTCTAACTGGTGGCGGTGCTCGTCCAAATTTATTCGAAGTTGAATTAACAACTTTTCCAACAGGAATTAGTTGGGACGCAGATAAATTTAAGTATCTATGTAAAGCAGCTGCTTTACCCGGTTCAAATGTTGCAAGTATAGATGTTCCCTTCAGAGGAAGATCATTTAAAGTTGCTGGAGATAGAACAATTGATGCTTGGACTGTAACTATTATTAATGATGAAGATTTCAAATTGAGAAGAGCCTTTGAATCTTGGACAGAACTAATTGCAAAACTTGATAATAATTTGGGAGCCACAAACCCTAGTGCTTATATGAGCAATGCAACTGTTTATCAACTTGGAAGAGGTTCTACCCTGAATAGCACTACCAATTCAGGTTCAGATAGTTCTATTTTAGCAGCATATCAATTTATTGATATTTTCCCAACCAGCGTATCTCCAATTGATTTATCTTATGATAGTGGAGATACTATTGAAGAATTTACTGTAGAGTTCCAAGTTCAATCTTACGAGATTATAAGTTCAGCTACAGCATCTAAAGTCTGATAAATAGACCAAAGGCATAAAAAAATAAATTATGGCAAGATTGTTTGGATTTTCTATTGAAGATAACGAACCATTATCTCAAGGTGTAGTTAGTCCTGTCCCCGAAAATAATGAGGATGGGACTGACCACTACTTGAGTAGTGGTTTTTTTGGTTCTTATGTAGATATTGAAGGAGTATATAGAACAGAATTTGATTTAATTAAAAGATATCGTGAAATGGCACTTCACCCAGAGTGTGATAGTGCAATTGAAGATATTGTAAATGAAGCAATTGTATCAGATACGAATGATACTCCAATAGAAATTGAACTTTCAAATCTAAATGCTAGTGATGGTATTAAAAAGAAAATTAGGCAAGAATTTAAATATATTCTTTCATTATTAGATTTTGATAAAAAGTCTCACGAAATTTATAGAAATTGGTATATTGATGGAAGACTTTATTACCACAAAGTTATTGATTTAAAAAATCCACACGATGGGATTCAAGAACTGCGTTACATAGACCCAATGAAAATGAGGTATGTAAGGCAGCAGAAAAAAAGCGAAAAAGATAAGTATAGAGTATCTAATATTAATAGCGATAATCCTATGGACTTTGAGTTTCCTCAGATAGAGGAATATTTTGTTTATAGTCCAAAATCAACATATCCTACAGGAAATCCTTCTTCTATGGGAGGATCTCAAGGGATTAAAATGTCTAAAGATTCAATTACTTATTGTACTTCTGGTCTTGTAGATAGAAACAAAGGATCAACTCTTTCCTATTTGCATAAAGCAATTAAGTCTCTTAATCAATTGAGAATGATTGAAGACTCTTTAGTAATTTATCGTTTATCTCGTGCCCCAGAGCGTAGAATTTTCTATATCGATGTAGGTAATCTACCAAAGGTTAAGGCAGAACAGTATCTTCGTGATGTCATGATGAGATACCGTAATAAACTTGTATATGATGCAAATACGGGAGAAATTCGTGATGATAAAAAATTTATGTCTATGTTGGAAGATTTTTGGCTTCCAAGAAGAGAAGGTGGTAGAGGAACTGAAATTTCTACCTTGCCTGGTGGGCAGAATCTTGGAGAAATAACTGACATAGAATACTTTAAGAAAAAACTATATCGTTCTTTAAATGTTCCACCCTCAAGAATGGACGGAGAAGGTGGATTCAATCTTGGACGTTCTTCAGAAATTCTTAGAGATGAAGTTAAATTCAGTAAATTTGTTTCTCGTTTGAGAAAGAGATTTTCATATATGTTCCACGATATGCTTAGAACTCAATTAATTCTTAAGAATATTATTACCCCAGAAGATTGGGATATTATGGAAGAGCATATTCAATATGATTTTCTATATGATAATCATTTTGCAGAACTTAAAGATGCGGAACTTCTCAATGAAAGACTGAATATGGTTCAAGTTGCAGAACCATATGTAGGTAGATATTTTTCTCAAGATTACTTAAGAAGAAAAATCTTGCGTCAAACTGATGAAGAAATTATTGAGCAAGATAAAATTATGAAGAAAGAAATCGAAGATGGAATAATTCCAGATCCAAATCAACCAATAGATCCAAATACTGGTATGCCTTTAGACCAAACATCACAAATGGATTTGGGACAACCCGTTATGGAACCAGAACTCAATGCTTCTTCTACCGAAATAAATGCAAAACCAGTAGAAATGCCTAAGGGTGGAGAGATATAAATAAAGAAAATTACTTAGGTATTAAAATGGATGACCTTCTTGATATGATTGTTGCAGATGAATCACCTTCACAAATCAGCGACAAAATTAAAGAACTTCTTTTTACAAAATCAGCAGAAAAAATTGACGAATTTCGCCCAATTATAGCAAATTCAATGTTTAATGGAGATAATGAAGAAACAGGGGAAGAATGAAATCATTCAAACAATTTCTTTCAGAAAGTATAAGTATTGCTGGAGATTTTAACGGCAATCTTTATATTAATAATTCTGAACCTCAAGTACAACAAGTTGGTGAAGAATATATTGCTGATGTAATGTGGAATGGAAACTTTTATAGACTTGAACTAGTCACAAAAACTGGAATTCCATCTACAAGAGACCTTGGTGAGCAATTGCAATCCGATTATCCTGGAGCAGTTGTTCATCAGATTTATCCAGTTACAGAAAAAAATTTAAACATTAAAAACGCACAAAGATATCACCCATCAAAGTTAGAATGGATTGATTGATAAATGGCACAATGGAATATAACTACTCAAGATTATTTAAATCAAGAGAGATCACTTTTTGAAGTTAATGGTGTTGCAACCAGGGATGGAAAAATTGTTGATAATATCAATAGATTTCCTGTAAGTGTAAATCCAGATGCTTTTGGTAGAACAAGAGTATCAAATCCTCTTACATTATTTGATTCATCTCACCGATATAGAGACAATAATCTTTGGGAGAGTTTGATTGTAGGAACTGGTTCTACTGTTGGATTTACAACTACTCAAGGACTAGTAAATATTGGTATTGGAACTACAAGTGGCGATTCAGTTATTAGAGAAACTACCAAAGTATTTTCATATCAACCAGGAAAATCTTTACTTGTTTTAAATACCTTTGTTCCTGCTACACCAAAAACAAACTTAAGACAGAGAGTTGGTTATTTTGGTGCAGATAATGGAATGTATTTTGAGATTAATGATACAACACCTTATTTTGTAGAGAGAAGTTTGTCTACTGGAACTTCAACTTCAGTTGCACAATCTGATTGGAATATTGATAAGTTAGATGGAACTGGTGTTTCTGGTATTACATTAGATATTACCAAAGCACAAATTCTTTGGATGGATATTGAGTGGTTGGGTCTTGGTACAGTTAGGATGGGATTTGTGATTGATGGGCAGTTTATTCACGCACATTCATTCCATCACGCAAATCTAATTCAATCAACTTATATCACAACAGCATCACTTCCTTTGAGATATGAGATTGCTAATACCGGAATTACAACTAGTTCTAGCACACTCAAACAAGTTTGCTCTAGTGTAATTTCAGAAGGTGGTTATGAATTGCGAGGATTGCAACAAGCAATAAATACCCCAATTACAGCACCAGTAGATTTACCAACTCCCGCTGGAACTTATTATCCAGTGCTTTCTATTCGTCTCAAATCGTCCCCAAATAGATTGGATGCGATTGTAATTCTGACTGCACTATCACTAATGGGAACAGGAAATGGTCCACAATATAATTGGCAGGTGAGAGCATCAGCAACTACTACTGGCGGAACTTGGGTAGATGCTGGTGCTGATAGTGCCGTAGAATATAAAATTGATGGAGGAGCTGTAAGTGGTGGAAGAATTCTAGCATCTGGGTTTTTCTCATCAAATAATCAATCTTCTGCATCAGTAGATATTCTGAAAGAAGCACTATTTAAGTTTCAGTTAGAAAGAAATGGACTGACTGGAACT